TGCAATTTCCGGCCCCTTTAGTTTTGTTATATTGCTTTTAAGATTTTTAATCGTCTCTTTCAGCCGGGCGTTTTCTGCTTTCATCGCCTCGGCTCCGGCTTTGTAACCTGCATCGTAAAACCATTTAGCAAAAATTTTGATATCACCATTACACATACTCGCCATAAGCTCGGAGCCATATTGCCATAACTTATCAAACGCTTCCTCTATATCCATCTATCTACCTCCTACATCAACAGCAAAGCGTCTCGTATCGCCCAAATACTGCCATCGTCTCCCATCTCTTTTGCTTGCTCCTTGGTAATCTGTGCCCACGCTTCTTTAGTTTGCATCTCACAACCTATTTTTATGTGTGTATCCAAAATCCAGATGACATGCACCATGCCAGTTATTATTTTTAGTGTTTTAGTTCTTATGCCGTACATTTCTATCTGCCCGCCAGCGTTTATCCGCCCGCCAGCGTTTATCCACAGGCCAGCTTTTATCGACTCGCCAGCTTGTATCCACTCGCTAGCTTCTATCGACTCGCTAGCTTCTATCCACCGGCCAGCTTTTATCCACTCTCTAGCTTGTATCCATTTGCCAGCTTTTATCCACTCGCCAGCTTTTATCCACTCGATAGCTTGTATCCACTCGACAGCTTCTATCCACTCTCTAGCTTCTATCCGTCCGCCAGCTTTTATCGACACGCCAGCTTCTATCCACTCTCTAGCTTCTATCCGTCCGCCAGCGTTTATCCACAGGCCAGCTTTTATCCACTCGATAGCTTTTATCCACTCGTCAGCGTTTATCCACTCTCTAGCTTCTATCTGCCCGCCAGCTTCTATCCATTTGCCAGCTTCTATCTGCCCGCCAGCTTTTATCGACACGCCAGCTTCTATCCACTCGTCAGCGTTTATCCACTCTCTAGCTTCTATCTGCCCGCCAGCTTCTATCCATTTGCCAGCTTCTATCTGCCCGCCAGCTTTTATCGACACGCCAGCTTCTATCCACTCTCTAGCTTGTATCCACTCTCTAGCTTCTATCCATTTGCCAGCGTTTATCCACTCTCTAGCTTGTATCCATTTGCCAGCTTTTATCAACCCCGTTACAAACAACGGCACTCGTATATCTAGTATGCCAGTCGTGACAATATCGCCGTCATACTTATAATAGTTTCCACAGTCCACCAACCCAGCAAAATCTTTGTCAATAATCATATTTACCTCCTAAAATAAACCGCATCGGGGCAGGGGTAGCGTTCTTCCCGCCCTTACAATTCTTTCCCGGTGATCAGCCGGTCAGTTTCCCGCCCGTCTGCGGTAATCAACAAAATTAATAGTATTCATTTTTCCAACAATCTGGTTCACCTGTTGGTAACACTCCATCTACATTTTCAGTTAAAAATCTTAATGAATTATCCAGTATTTGTAAAAAGTCAGGTATTACAAAGTTTGGTTGTGAGTACTGTTTGGTAGGACCCTCAACAGGACCCTTCCATTGTGATCGTCCGTTAAAATAATTATAACGATCTGGAAATTCGTTCCATCCGAAATACTTTGCTATTTCTTTATTTAATTCTGCCTTATCCATAATTCTTATTCCTTAAACTTAACTATATTTGTAAGTTCCTCTTCATTGTTAAACATCCATTTTTCTTTATCACAAACAATAAGACTCTTTCCTTTGCTATAAACATTGTCTTTACCATTCATGATTTCAAGTAAAGCTTTAAGTTTTTGACGATCAGTTATCATTAATTTATTCCTCCCAGGTATGTTTACAATTATGACACATATATTTTGTTTTACCATTAACATCCCAATAAACTAAAATATTTTCACTATTACACTTTGAGCACACTACATTTTCTCCTCTATCAAATTATTTATTTCCTTAGCGTTTTGATTTTTAAGAAGTTGTTCTTTTTCTTTTATTTTCTTTTTTATTTTTTCGTATAGTTTATCTATATCCTCTTTTTTAAAATCTTTTGTGTCATAATTAGTTTGAAAATAGTTATTTATATATTTTACTTGATATTTTCTTTCACTAACCACCCCATATATAAAAAATATAAAAGATCCTAAAATAGCGATAACAAGTAATGCATTTATCCAACGTTTTGAAATATTATTGTCATTTAATATAACTATAGTTAGAAAAAATATTATTACTCCTAAACCTCCCATTACCATAAACTTATAACATACTAACATTTTCTTCCTTCCTTATATATACTTATTATATACTTTTTTACTCTAAATTTAAAGTAAATCTTTAGGTTTTCTTGATTCTTTTTTACATGATTGACATTGTGCTAAGTGTTTCTTTTTACCGTTTATAAATCGTGTTATCATTTTAATCTCTCCACCACAAGCACAATGTATTTTATCAGATCTAGACTCTTTTCTTGCATTCTTACTAACTTGTTTTCCCACTATGTCATCCTCCTGAACTTCCGAATCCATTAGTATTTCTAACTGTCATAGTCAGATCATCTGTTTCAAATATCTTTATATTAGGAACAACATATACTATTCCTTGAGCTATCTTTGATCCTTTGTTAATAAATAAAGATTTTTTTCCAAAGTTATAAAGAAGAACTTTTATTTCTCCTCTATATTCTTGATCAATAACTCCAGCCCCAACTTCAATACCGTACTTAGAAGCATATCCACTTCTACTAAAAAGTTTCATGTAAACCTTAAACCAATTGTCTATTCTATTATCAAGTAACATTTGATCAAATTCTGGTTCCCATGCTACTCCTGTAGATACTAGAGCTTTTTTCCCTGGATATATTTCCTTTTCTTCTGCACTATAAAAATCTATTCCTGCATCTGTAGGATTACTTTGAGTTGGAATAGTAGCACATTCTTTTAACTTTTTAAATCTAACATTGATCATTTACTATACTCCTATTTTTTTCTGTTTGGTCTTTAATGAAATCAAAATGTTCTTTATTAATAAACTCATCAAAACTTTTTACATTTCCAAATATAGTTTTAGCGTATATTTTTAATAAAGGTGTTTTAACTACTTTTTTATATTCCTCGTCTACCATAGGTGGATATTTTTCAAACTCTAGGTCTTTTATTTTTTGCTGTAGTTTTTTATCAAATTCTTCAACCTTTTCTTTTTGGTACTTATTATAAACAGATTCCTCTTCGACAACTAGAGAATATATTGCACAAGATAACTTAACTTCCCTTACTAGTTTTTCTTTGTATTTATTATATTCTTTTTCTTTCACTGCTAAAATACTGATTATATATTCTTTTACATAGGCAGATATATATTCTATATTAGATAATATCCATCTAAATTTTATTGCAACGAATGTTATAAAAGCTATAGATGTGATACATATTAAAAAAGCTATAAGTTTTTCTATCCAATTCATTTTCTTCCTCCTTTAAAAACATACCCTTAAAAATACTAAACAAAGAATCATAATAGTGGAACAAAATACTATTTCCAACCAAGTTAAATTCCATTTATTCCTTTTCATTTTCTAACCTCCTTATATTTATATTATTGGCAACTTTCCCAAGAAACTTTAGTATTTTTTTTGTAAAGTTCTGGAACAACTTCTTTTACACGATATCGAGTAGAGGGTTGAAGATTCTCTAGGGCTTCTCTAAGATCTCTCAATGTTCCATCTGCTGGATCATACCCTTCCTCCTTCATAAATGTATACTGATAGTCTCCTTCGTAAAAAGTTTCGAACTGTTCTATCATTTCCTTTCCCGCTCTATCGTTATCAGGAAAAAGAATAACATCTTTAAAAGTATTTAGTTTCTCTCTTTGTTCTCGTCCTATCGCACTACCAAGAGTAGCTGTTACATTCCTTGATATATATCTCCATATTCTTAAAGCGCTTTTAATACCTTCTACTACTATTAAAGGCTCTTTCCTACTCAAACTATCGCAGTTAAAGAGAACGTCTGCTTTAGATCCCTTTGGATAAATAACTTTTAATACTTGAGCATCAGTGAAGTCTCTACACTCCATATTTACAAGTTCACTATTTTCTACTATAGGAATACATATTCTATCTTTAATAAATGTAGTATCTTGATTAGGATTAAATCCTATTCTTATTTTATTTGTAAATTTAATATCAAAATATTCTATTGTTTCTTCGTCTACATATATTGAGGAAAGATATTTCATTACTGTAGGACTTATTTTAGGATTATATAGTTCTCCTTTTTCTGCTCTATACTTTACTTGTTTTCTTTGTTTAAATAAACTCCCATGATAATAATCCATAATATCAGTAAGTCCTAGATAAAAAGGAGATTGTTTAGTTTGTATTTTTTTTCCCGTTAGTTTTTCGTATAATTGAGCAAAAGAATAACTTATTCCACATGCCCAACATCTTGCATACCCATTTACCTTTAACATTGTCATAGAAGGGTTTTTATCAGTATGCCCCGGATTAATACACCTGAACTTTATATAGTCTCCATGATCGGTATATTTGAGTCCTGTTTGATTAATAAGATCCATTATTTCTTTAGGAGTCATTTTAACTTACTGGTTTTCTCCTTTTTGGTTTTTCTTCTTCCTTTAATTTATGAAGTTTTGGTATATTATATTTATTTATATAAGAAACAATAAGACTTAAAAAATAAGAAGAGCTAAAATAAAATCCATTTCTTTTATCTTCTATTTTAAGAAGAATATCATGTAAAGGTTGAAGTGTTTCCTGCTTAATAATCCATTCTAAGTTATAATAGTTATTTTCCCATTCTTGTATTACTTCTACTCCTGAGTCTTTTGTAAGCTTATATATAAGGGCTTTATTGGTTAGAAATAACATATAAGTAAAAAGATCTTCTAAGTTATTCTCCTCTTTTGCTTCATAAAAATAACGGAAAAAACTATTATCACATTGAAGTAAAGCAAATAAAGCATCTTTTTGTACTGCCTCATCTAAGAATCCAAGTTCACTTCTAATCTGTTCTTTCGAAAAAGATCCTGAATAGATACATCGTTCAAGTATCCGTAGAGCCTGCCTAACTGATCCATTAGAGTTGTAAGCGATAGATGTAAGAGCTTCCTCATCAAATCCTGAACCGTCTGGAATTTTTTCCATAACATCTTCATTTTTATTAAGAAAATCTAAAAGATGAGCTACAATTTCTTGAATAGGAGGTTTTTTAAATTTATATTGTTCAAATCTACTCATTAAGTCTTTAGGAATCTTTTTTGGTTGAGTAGTACACATAAACAAATATGCATTTTTTCTTATTCTTTCTGTTATGAGAAGCATAGCTGCTTTTGCTTCTTTAGATGCAAGAAGGTGAGCTTCGTCGATAATAACTATCTTATTTTTATCAAACATTGCATATCTAGAAATAAGTTGACCAAGTTTATTAACTTCTTCTTTGCCCATTTTAGAAGCATCAAGATAATGTATATCTCTATTGTATCCTCCCTCAATAATATCTATACAAGCTTCACATTTATTACATGGGTCATAATAGCCCTCTTCATTTTTAACAGGACTCTTACAGTTAAGGAGTTTGGCCATAATAAATACTACAGTACTTTTTCCTGTTCCTGTAGGTCCATAAAAGATATTATAAGGACTAAAGTTAATATCTGCACTTCTATTTTTAATTTCTTGAATAGTACTTTTATTTCCAATTACTTCTGCTAATACTTGTGGTCTCTTATCTAGCGTAAACATTTAATCTCCTTATTATCTATTATATAAAAGTAGTAGTATTTCTTTAATATAACTTTTCAGAAAATTTCTTAATATCTTTTCTTAGTCCTTCGAATACTTCTAAAGCTTCGATAGATACTACCCAAATTCTTTTAAGTTTTTCCTCTTCGGTTAAACTTTCATTTTTAGGATCTGAAATATTATAAATATCATTTAAACACTTTTCGATTTGAAGTAAGTTTCTCATTCTTATTCCTCCTATTCTTGTACTCTCTTTTCAGATATATATTGTTTTAGTTATATATATCTTAAAAAAGAGGGCTGACTACTAAGAGCCAGCCCAGGTGTAAATAGGAGGTTATATTTTGGGCACCATTAACTTTGCCTTATCTAACATTTTAGCGTCTTTATAAAGGGTAATCATTAGATATCGATCATAATCCTTTGTTTGATTTTTGATTTTTGTATCAATATCAAAGTTTTCAAACACCATATCAACTTGAATGTCGTCTTCTTTTTCTCTTTTAAGTACATCCTTCGGTTTTTCTCCTGGGTTTACTACACCTATTACAAATCCGTCGTATGTATACCCTGCATGTGTATAAGTATATTTATAATAAGAACTAAGCTCCTCTTTGAGATCTTCAGTGTTATTATTTGTCCAAGACATATTATCTGCCTCACAATCATCACATACATTAATTTCCCAATCCTCCAATGGTTGACCGCAGATTTCACAAAGCCTTTCTTCGGGTTCTGACATGTCAACCATCTCATCCTCTTCTTCGAAGTTCTCTTCTGCATAGAAATCAGGAAGTTTCTTTTCCCTATACTCAGGAAGTTCCTTTACTACTGTATACCGACAAACTCTCATCTTTGCATTATCATAATCATTCGGTACGCTAACAACATCTCTTGGATTTACTTTTACAACTACTACTGTTGCTTCCTGAGGGTTATTACTTCCGTAAACTGAAAGATATTCTTTTGAGCAAACATGAAGTCCATGTGAACATGTTCTCTCTCTTTCGTCGTCAACTTCCTCTCTATACATATATACTTCTGCCCCAGGAGAGTTATCTACTTTTCCAGTATAAATGTCAACGAACCTTTTACCTTCTTCAACTACTGCTACCTTTTTGTAGGCAAGGAAGTGTCCATCATCAGTAATAGGAAGATTATTTTGCCTTAAGAATAAGTACAACTCATTTACTGACTGCATCGAAGGATTAGTAAAAAGATTTTCGATAAAGTTTAGAAATGGTTGAACATCTCCTGCCCTTTCTACTGTTTCCTGAATTCTTTCAACTAAGGAAGTTTTAACAACATAATCCTTGTACTTAAGGAGCCCACCTTCGATAACAATAGGAATTTTTTTGCTATCTAAGTATCTAAGGATTTTGTTTTTAGGTGACATAAGATCAATTAACTCATCTTTATCTACATCTTCTTCCTTAACTTCTGTAAGAAGATGTTTGATCTTATCCCATTCTGCATTATCTTTTGTTGTGCTGTACGACTTTCCGTCTACAAATAGCGTTATGCTATTTCCTGTAATAATGTATTGCATTTTCTTTTCTGTCATTTTTAACCTCCTATGACAAATAAGATTTATTTATTTACTAACTCTATATAAGAGTTAATATTTTTTTTATGTTTATCTAAGAAATCTTCGATCCAAAAAATATCATTTAATGACACAACCTTTATCATCGGATACCTCTTCTTTATAATATTATTATATACTTTTTTGATCAATTTATAAAGTTTTTCACTAAGATTTTTTTCAATTCCTTTAATAAAGTTTACATCGTATTCATAAAAAAGACCTTTAATTTCATACTTAGGTAATCCAATATTTCTTTGATCTTCCTCATAGATTTGTACACTATCTATTTTAGATGTTAGATAATATAATCTTTTTTCATAATCTTTTAGTTTTGTTTTGTTTACTATTCCTACAATATTTTTTATTTCTCTGGGGATATTTGTATATTGATTCAGGCGGAGCATATTTTGTATTGCTTTTTTAACATTTTCATTTGCAAATACTTTATGAAACCGATCCTTAAAAACATGTTGTATTGAATTCCAGTTTAATTCCTTTAATTCACTTTTTCCAAGATGACTTCTTTTCATTGTATAAAACCGAAAAAACTCATCTCCTATTTTATGCTGGAAATCGGCATATCTTTCTAATCCAAAAAGCCAATGTATCCTTTCTTTAATTTCATACCTTTCAATTTCCTTGTCTTCTCCATTTATATCAGTACATTTATATCTACTATAAAAGTCAGTAGCAAATGCTTTATGAGGATCTTTTAGAAACTCAGGATCTTGAATAAGATCTTTTACCTCTATGCTTTCTGATTTAAACTTTATTCCCTGCTGTTCTATTATAGCTTTATGTACATATACAATATCAGTATCAGTAGAGCTAGAAGAACCATTAGACCCTTTCCTCCCAGGCTTTTTGAGATATTCGTAAGAAGAAATTAACTCATAATCTTTTTCTTTAAGGCGGCCTAGAAGATTTTTGTTGTAAATAATAATAGCTTTAAACTCATGGGCTCTTATATGTTGTTTAACCCTATACATACCCGATCTTTTTTTAGAGTCGTCATACTGTTCGTCGTGATAAATAACTCTAACATTTGATCTATTGTTACTAGAAGAAAGAAAATCATAAAAGTTACCATTTTGTTTATATCCATGTCTCTTTTTTAGTTTTACACACTTAACTTCGTTAGAAAAACCAGGATATGCCTCATAATCATATACTTCATAATCTTTATCATATTCATATTCTTGAACAGCAATATAGTCATATAATGTTGTGCCTTTATTATCTATTTCAAGTTCAAGAAATTCTGAATCTTTAATAGAAACATAATTTTCTATTTGATGATATTTGAGACTTAGATCTACAACATTTTCAATACTACTTAAAGTTTCTACTATCTTATCTTGCAACTCTTGATATACATTCCAACATCGAGTAAAGATTGCATCATTTGTAAACTTATTATATTCCAGATGCTCTCTGCTTGGGGCAAACCCAAGTGATCCAAGAGGGAACTCTATTACAAAAGCATTTCTGTCAAAGATAGTTAAAACTTCGTTGAACTTTTCGTTACTTACTTTATATTTTTTAGTAAGTCTTTCTTGATCCTTTTTTACTTCGTCGATTTTAATAGGATATTCAATATTCCCCTGAATAGCTATTGAGTCAAAAAATCTATATCTATAACTATATCCTCGTTGCTGAAGTAACTTCCATCCCTCTCCCTCAATAATAATATCGGGATATTCTTTTATTTCTATTTCCGCCCCTTTAATAATAGGTTTTACTTTAAAAGGCGCTAATACTATTGCAGCCTCCTCTTCGAATCTATGAAAATGTTTTTCCTCTACAGCAAACTCAACTCGAAGTCCATTTTCTTCTCTAGTAGGTTCACTTCCTATTTTAAGAATCGACGGAACTTCTTCTTCATTAAGAAAACATGTATAGATTGATTTTGTTCCTTTATGTTTTGATATTACTGTAAATGTATCAGTATAAGCAAAAGGACTTTTACTTCCTAGTCCAAGAGCACCTACCGCTGTATTAGACTCGATCTTATCCGAATCAAAATAGGTACTATAAAGGTTAAGAATCTTTTCTTCGTCCATCCCAGTCCCGAAATCTTCTACTGCGAAAGTAGGTTCAAGATTATTCGGAAGTTGTATTATAAATGGACGGTCAGGTTGTTCCGAGTCTACATGGCTATCATAAGCATTAGTTGACAGTTCCCTTATAATAGCCTTAATCTTATTTGAGTAAAGCTTGTCAGATAGGATACGAAAGGCCTTTGCATCGGCCTTTATTTTGAAAGACTGATCCCCTACTAGATTGCTTTGTATTTGTCTTTTTTCTTCCCTCAGTTTCATTTATAACCTCCTACAGTTATATTTACCTATCCAGTTTCTACATCTCTGGATCTTACTATGAGAGCCCAATTTGATCTTTCTCCAGTATCAAAATTTAACTTACGAAATCCATATACGGGCTCATTCCCAAACAAAAATGATAGAACTAATGGTCCACCATTTTCTTTTGAGGTATCTGTAAGTTTACCTATTGGATCAAGAATAATATCTTCTCTTATAAAGACATTATCTTTTTTGGTAAGAATTTGTTTATAGCGATATTTTTTATCGCCATAAAATTTTACTGCTACTGCTACTGTTCCCTTCTTAATTTTTAATCCTAACATTTGCTCCTCCTATTTACTATTTATTTAACCTATTTACACTTATATTATATAGGATAGTAGCAGAAAAATCAAGAGTTTTTTTAAAAAAATTTACTTTTTTTATGTTTTTTCGGGTCTCTTCTTCTCCTGTACACTAATAGAGATATTAGACCCTTTTATTACTATAGCATACCCGTTATGAAAGTAGATACATAGTTCTTCGTTTTCAAAACTTATATCGTCTACCTTTTTATCTAAGAAACTGGAGAGTTTTGGTTTAAGAGAAGATGATTCCTCTTTTTTCTTTTTAGCCATTATTTTTCCTTATTATATCATTGTTATTGTTTATCCATTCTATATATGGTTTACCTTTCCAAGGCCATTTCCATACAAACCAAGCATATACCATCATTCCAGTATTATATTTTCCATCTTCTCTTACTGTATCAGTTAAAAGAGGATATCGAGTAAATACATATACTGTTTTTAGTTTCTCAAAAATTCTATTTTCATATCTATGTTGACCATGAAGATAAGAAAGAGGAAGTAACATACATATTGTTTTATTATATATTTTTTTAGCTTTTTGTATAAATTCAAAAGCAAGAGAAAATGGAGGATTAGTTATAATATTATCGTATTTAACATCTTCGTCTAACTCTAAAAAATCAACTCCACTTTTGTTGATATCAAAATGTTCAATTTCGTATTCATTATCTCTTAAAACCTTTACAATAGCTCCGTCTCCTGAAGCTGGTTCTAAAATACTTCCTTCAAACTTTTCTCTATCAAGAAGATGTTGAGTCATAGAATACGGAGTTTGATAGAAATCTGATTTTTTTCTTTGCCCCATATTTGCCATTGAAAAACATTTACCCTTGTTCAAAATATTCGTCCTTTACATACTTTCTTGGAACTGATATTATTTCTTCCTCATCTATCTGTCCTGTTCCATTACAATATTTACAATTTACTACTATTGCTCCTCCTTTAGAAAATCCAGCCGTAGTCATTTCAACTGGACCTCCATATGCTATATACTTACCTGAACCAGAACAATGTTTACAAGATTTAACCATTTTATTCTACTCCTGTAAAAAGAATATTAGAAACTGTAGCATATAAATCTTCTATTGATTTATCATTCCATATTTCATAATCACATTCAAGTTCATTTGTATACTTTTCAGATTCATGTTTATCTTTAATGGATTCTGCTTCTGGTCTTCTTACTCTTATAAATACTTTTTTAATATGAGAGAGAACAATAGATCCTTTAAGTAAACTAATCTCATGAGGGAATCGAACATCAGAAATAACCCAGTTAGTATTTGGATCACTTTCCATTGTTAAAAAAATGAATCTTTTTACCCAAAGATTCCTCCCAGTTAGTTCTTTAAACTTTGGAAAAGATTCTGATAATCCTATTTGTGCCCATTCTGTTCCAATATGTTGAAGTGCTTGTCTTGGGCTTATCCCCCATCTTGGATCTACTATTTCTTTATACCTTCCATTTACACTTTCTTCGTTCCAAAGAAATGCTTCTTTAAGCATTTCTTTCATAGGATCTGCAAATCCATATCGTTTATATCCGTGTTCTTGAACAAGATATTCTGCTACAGTGTCCTTCCCGCTCCGTTTTTTACCGATTAACCCTATTATCATTTTTTATTTCCTCTATTTCTTCTTTTACTTGACCCATAATATTATTAATATAATCAAATTTTAGTTTTCTTAATAGATTTAAACAGTTATTCTTATCTAAAGTACCTTCTTTTTTAATTCTTTCTATGTAAGATTGAATAACTTCTTTACAGTTTTCTTTTGTAGGTTTTAAACTTACGTGAAAAGTAAATACAGATTCCCCTACGCTATATCTATTATCGTCGTATGAAATAGATATTACGATATCCTCTGATTCAAGAATTTGATCTTGAAATTCATTACGTATTTCTTTTATACATTCTTGAATAAACTTATAACTAAATCCCTCATAATCGTCTAAAGTATAAAATCTCCTTTCAATAGTAACACCTTTTTTTATTTGATTTAGTATAAACTTCTTATTATATATAAAAAGATTTTTTTTAATAATATCTTTATAAGGATATTCATTAATCACATCTTTAAGATCCTGCCATTCTATAAGATCTTCAATATCAAATTCTAAATCTAATTGTTTTTTATTCATTCTCTAACCTCTATTTCTTCCAATCGAATAAAATACTAATAACAAGTCCTACTCCAAAAGCAAGTATAAGAGACTTGACTATTCCAAATATAGGAATGAAAATGTATCCTATGAGACATCCTACAATAAAGCAAATAATACCTTGGACTATTATTCTTTTCATCCTTTTAATGCCTTCTCTATCTGTTCAGTAGTAAACTCAGAAACAAACTTCTTCTTAAATTTTCTTCGAAGACTTTTCGGGGCAAGTTCTTTTCCTCCAGACTTTCTTCGAACTCCTGTAGGATTTTCTCTTGACTTTGACTTCCCTGAATTTTCACTCATGTAACTTCTCCTTAACTAAATATTTTATCAATAATAGAGGCAAGATATCCAGATGTTAAAACAAAGTTTTCATCCTTTTCTTGTTTCGTATTTATTGCTGCAACAAGTTGTTCAAAATATGCCGAATCAACGCCCACAAGCTGGTCCTCTAAAACATTTATATCTTTTAGATCTAGCTCTGAAACTTGAAAAAGAGCTTTGAGAATTTGTCCAGCATTTACATGCCACCCTCTACTAATAAACTTTCGTAGTCGAATAATAGAGCATACTGGATACTCTGATCCTCTATAAACAAGTCTTTTATCCATGATAGATCGAAGAACTTCTTTTGTATAGTTTAGTTGATTCTTATAGTAATCATACCATGCGGTACAATGAAGGAAATCATATGTTTCATGTATATCTTCCGCCTCTCCGTAGAATCTAATAACAATCTGTATTTTATTAGAAAGAGTTATTGCATTAGAACTCATAAAAACAGGACGATATTTTTCTTTTCCCTCTTCTTTATTTTCTACTTCTTCTGAAGATACTTCGTCTACTTGAGATACTGCATCAAAATAATCTTCAAAAGGCTCTTCTAGTATATCCTCTCTTTCAGCTGATGATACCCCGTTAGAAGGAAATACAATTTTGATACGCCCTGGTTGACAGTAGAACATTGGACTATGTCCATTATGATCACTCCATGCTTTTTGTACTTCAGGATCAGCACCATCTAAAACTATTCCTTTAACTGATCCCTCTTTAATAATTTCATTGTGCCAGTTAACATAAAATTCAGCAAGCTCTTTTACTGTTTCTTTAGTTTTTAGATAAATATCATAATCCTTTGGTTTTTCATTTTGAAAAAGATTAACAATAGCTCCCCCAGTTACAATAACTTCCTTTGCTACTTTTTTAGCAAGATTGGGGTCTCTTTTTTCTAAGTGACTAATCCAATCATTGATTTTGTACTGAAGATGTTTTTTAATTCCTTTATCTACCATATTTATTTACTCTCTTTTCAAAAAAACCTTTAATCCAAGTAGCATGTTCAACTTGACACATTGGTCCATAAAACTCTTCTATAATAGATATCCAATATAATGATCTTGACCAAGGGAGAGTTCTCCCTATAGTTACATTAAATATTCTCCCTCTCCATTTAAACCTGATAGTCATTTTTTCCTTCCTTTTTATTTATTTCTTTTAATATTTTATTAACATTTTTCCAATTGTATCTTTCTTCTTTTGGTTTTAATTTTATTATTGGATACATACCGTCATTGTATATCTGTAACATACTTAGATAACTAAGACTTGCTTTAAATACGTCTATTATATGACTTTTTCTAGTTACTATTTTATCGTTATCATTGCTACTAAAAAAATCATACTTCGAAAAAGGTGAACATCTTTCAATAAAGTCATAAAATTTATGTAAGGTATCAACTGCTCCGGTTTCATAACAAATTTTAAGTAACCCTGCTGTTATATTTCCTATCTTAACATATTTATATTCAAGTCCACATCTATCTGCCCAAATACATTTTGCTATTTCAATAATAGCGAAATCTTCAAGCTCTCTAGGTATATTCTGCTCATGAGTAAAGTGATTTTTAGCAAGATATACAAATTGTGAATCCCATTTATCTAATTCAATCATTTTTTTACTCCTATTTATATTATATACTTTTTTCTATCACTTTTAAAGTATTTTTTTATATTTTGTATAACTCTATAGATTTTTCCGTTGACCCAACTTTGTAGTTCATCATGACAAGGAGAATCTATATTATAGAAATGGTTAAACTTAACTGTAAATATATCTTGTTCATATGCTTTTTTAAGTATATCAGGATTATCATCTATAATAATATCATAGTTTAGTTCCTTAGAATATTTTTTATCCTCAAATATAATCTGATATCTCCTTATAAAAGGAAGGTGTTTTTTAACCCAATCTAATTTCCCTTTAATAGAATTTTGCAAAAATCTATATGGATAAGTAACAATATAAAGATCAAATATTTCATCTAATATTGATATTTCTTCTTTTACTCTTTCCATTGGGGGAACATTAATCCAAAAGTCATAACTATCGAAAACTTTATAGTAAATTTCTTTAAAGACTTCCTCTGGTATAAAAGGAAAATACTTTTCTAACTCATAGTATTTATAAGAGTTATTTTCAAATGTTTCCCATTCTTTTGCAATAATAGCATCTTCATAATTTTCTATTTTATTCCCATTTAAAAGATCTAAAAATCCTGTAGCAAAAGAAGGCTTATTATCTTTATTTTCTCCCCAAAGTCCATATTCTACATACTGCAGGAAAGATGGAGAAAGTTTATTTATTGTATTATCCATATCAAGGGCTAGTTTTAGTTTTTTCATTTATTCTTCCTTTCTAAGTCTTTGATGATTATTAAACATTCTTGTATATCCATTTTCTGATAATCTCATGTATGTAGGAACATCCCAGTACGAAGGATCCGAAGCTAAAATAGATGTTGCATCTGTATCTTTATGACTACCAGAAGAATAGGTGAAAGGCTTAGTATATTCCATATAATATTTACTCCTTATATTTATATATTAAAGTTTCATTTTAATCAAGCATTCTTATTTTGTAGTTATCTTTTTCTACTTCAACAAGTTCTGCATCTTTCATCTCTTCAACTTGCTTTTTCTTTTCTTCAAGTTCATCTTGAGAAACTTCTTTTTCGTTTAAAATAACCTTTTTATCTTGCACTTATTTCCTCCACTAAATTTAGTCTTCTAATAACACCGTTTCTATTTTTTACCCATTGCTTTATAGTCTTAATATTTTTTCCAAGCATCCATCCTGCAATAGGGGAACATCTAATAACTTTATCATATTCTGTTTCAATCTCAAATGCTCCATAAACAGTGCTAACCCTGTAAATCTCTCTCACTCTTTCTCCTTTACTATATATAAGGATAAGTTATTTTCCTCTGCTATATCTATCATATGTCTTGAACCCTTAGATTTTCCATCCCAAAATACAATACAAGCATCAGCATTTTTAGCCATTTCTATGTTTCTAAGAAACCCGGCTTTTTTACCGTACTTTTCCCAGTCAGCGGGAAATCTTTTTATATCAAAGTTATATTCTTTTGCATACTGCTCCCCCAGTAGATCTGCTCCTCTAGCAGTACCTGAAATAACTTGAACTGAAGTAAATGGAGACTTGAAATAAATATCTGTTAGTATTTCATTGGTAATATCTCTGAGGATATTATAATTATTCCAGTCTCTACTTCCTGCTATAATAAGTCTCAACTCACTCATCCTTATAATATTAGTAATCTATCTATGCAAATACTGTAATTACAGTATTGTTTTGAATATAAATCTTACAATCCTCCATTGGAAAATACCCTTCTCCAAGAATCTTTACTTGTTTTTTCATTTTTTCATTTTCACTATTTTCTAAGTAAGATCTTACTTCCTCAATATCTATTCCTCTTACTCTTTCCAGATACCGAAGAATAGCATGATCAGTTACCCTAAAACAACTCTCCTTCTTTTCTATTTTCTTCTTCATTTTTGGTACCTCCAGGCCATTTATAATTTAAAGTATCTAAAACATTAGGAAACCACTTTTTATAATGTTCAGGATCTTTACGTACTAAGTTTGATTTATGAGCTTCACAAAATTCTTTATTTATCCAAAGGGGCTTAAAAGCGTTTTCCCCTCTTATTTTGGAATTTAACATAAAATTAATCCAGTGTTTTTTACATTTAGTATTTCTGAACCCTCTTCTTTCCCATTCTTCTAAAACTTTTTTAAGGTATACTTTTACTAAATAAGGCTCGTATCCCTTCCACATTTTAACAGCAGGATGATTTTTCCATGAAGAATTTGGAGATATACCTAGTAAAATATTAAGTATTTGTATCGTTTCAACTCGCTGCTTTCCGAGTCTTTTATTATCTAAACATCTTACTGTCTTGTTTATATCCTCTTCTGGAAAAAAAGTCTGCATATTTACTCATCCTCCTATTTATATTATATACTTTTTTCTATTAGTTTTAAAGTAAACAAAAAATTTTTTAGGTGACCAAGGGGAATCGAACCCCCGACCTGAAGAATCACAATCTTCTGCTCTTCCGCCTGAGCTATGGTCACAGAGCCCTTTGAGGGAATCGAACCCCCTTACCAGGATTACAAGTCCAGTGCATTACCATTTATGCTTAAAGGGCATATAAGAGTAGTTAGGGTACTTTAGGTTCATGTCTTTTTCCTAAAGTTGATCAAGCTTTAGGCTACCCTTTAGGTGAAACCCGGTTTTACTCACGGAAACATGCAAACCTCAAAAACTACTCTTTTGCAGGGGCTGGATTCGAACCAGCGACCATCGGCTTATGAGACCGATAAGCTACCACTGCTCTACCCTACAAAGTCAGTAGAGGGAATTGAACCCTCAGCTTGAGATTGGAAATCTCTAATGTTACCATTACACCATACTGACTTATACAAATATAGTTTTCCCATTTAAATGATCTACCTCATGTTGAACTACTCTTGCATCAAAATCAAAAAAGGTTCCCTTTCTTTTTACTAGTGTTTCTTTTACACTACTCCATTCTTCATATATAAGCATAACTCTTTTAAATCTCTTAACTTCTACAAACTTTTTTCCTTTTTCGTAGTTAAGACATCCTTCCTTATCCTTTATTTTAGTATTATCTATTTTTACTAAAGTGGGATTAAAAAAAGTTCTCCACTCTTCGTTAAATTTCATTACAAAAAATCTTTTCCTTATTCCTACTTGAGGTGCAGCCAATCCTACTCCCTCATGTTCTTCTGCAATTTTAATCATATCTGGAACATCATATTCTAGTATTCGTTTAGCATCAGCAGAAGATACAGGTTTACAATCTATATATTCTACTTCTATTGGTTTAACAAGTTTCATTTCATTCTTCTCCCCACTTCTTCCCCACATAAAGGACAACGGAAAATAATAACCTTTCCATTAACATCTTTATGAGGATCATCTACTTCTCTTCTACAAGTACTACAAAAATATTTAGATTTCTTTTCTTCTCTATTCATTTTTGTTCTCCTTTAACTCCTGAGTAGGAATTGAACTGATATCTTTGGATTGGAAATCCCTTATAATAGCCATTATACGAAAGGGGCATAATATATTAGTTTAACTCTTCCATAAATTTCTCTGCAAAAAACTTTGCCATCTTCCAACCTATTTCAGGATCAAATCTTGCAATAGGAGAAAGATGTTTTTTATTATCACAAAAATGAGGGTCTAAAAAATCATAGTTTCTAATTGTCTCTTCTCTAACATTATAAAATAATAATATTTTGTGTCCTTCATAATTATTACAATCAGGGTATTTAATTTCTGCTATAGTAAACTTTCCTATTTCTTTAAGTTTAATAATCTCAAAGTTTCTAGGATTAGGATTACCTGTTACATTAGAAATTTTGTCCACAGTTGTAAAAGGTACCGAATTACATTTGCAATTAGAACCAAAAATATTTAATCCCATATTTCCTCCTTAACATTATTTTTTACTTATTAACATCATAGATGTTACATTACAATTTATAATGTTACATTAAACTCCTGAGTAGGAATTGAACCTACGAAAATAGATTTGCAATCTATCACCTTACCACTTGGTTATCAGGAGATATTGAGCACTCTAGGATTTGAACCTAGGACCTACGCCTTAAAAGGGCGTTGCTACTACCATACTGAGCTAAATGCCCAAAAATACTATATAGTACCTACTCGAAAGGAGCTACCTCTCCATTCCCTACCGCCCATATTCCCCTCGGTACTATAAGCATTATCTACATAAATAAAATTGCCTAGGTATTATCTATGCAAATACTGACCTAGATGGAATCGAACCACCACCTCAGGGACCAAAACCCTGTGTACTACCATTATACGATAGGTCAAACTTTTTAAACTTTTTCTGTTTTAAAACAAACTATATTACAAGTAGGAATGTAATAAGTTATTCCGTTAAACTTGAAAGACAATAACGATCCTGTATACTCGATCTTAAAACCTTTCACACTACTGTAGCTCCTTTCGGTTCCATCTGTAAGTTCTACTTCCAACGAAACTTCCGTATCCATTTTCTTTCTCCTTATAAAAATTTTTTATTGGGAAGTGAAGGATTCGAACCTTCGTAGCCCGTTAGGACGCCAGATTTACAGTCTGGTGCAATTGACCACTCTGCCAACTTCCCTTATCGGACCATACGAGAATCGAACTCGTGTCTGAGGATCGACAATCCTCTGTTCTAACTTCTGAACTAATGATCCTTACACTTATTGCCCAAGGAGGGATTTGAACCCCCAATCTCTATATTATGAGCACCAGATTTTAAGTCTGGCATGTATCCCATTCCATCACTTGGGCATATCGTTTACTCCCTAGGAAAAATTCCTTGGCTTATAAGTTCCTTAACCATAATAAATGCTTGTTTCTCGTTAAACCCAACTTCCTTAAACTCTTTAAAATACTCTTTAGCAAGTTTTGCAGTTACACTAGGTATCTTATTAGTTATAGCAGATTCTGCTGCTAAATTAGCAAATTGAATTACTTGATCAATTTGTTCTTTCATTTTTTCCTCCATTAAAATTATTCATTAGTATTTATTCCAAAGACTATATAATGCTAGTTTAAGATCATCTTTTGTATAACTATCCTGAAAATTTATAATATATTCAAAAAATAGTTGTACTGCATAATCTGAATCCTCTGTATCATATTTAGGATTAAAAATTACATCAGCAATTCTTTCAATAATTAAATCTCCATTTTTATAAACTTCCTCTCTCGTCATTTTCTCATGTAACATTTTTTTCTCCTATCACATCGACTTTTGACTCTGGTTTGTATGTGCCAGCACGTATTTTCTTATGCATCTCAATGATTTCTTCAAGTTGATTTTCTATTGATTTTCTTATTTCTTCAATTGTAATCTTTTTATGTAACATAATTTTTTAACCTCTATTATTTTAAATAATCTATATTTTTATTCTTTTTCGACCCCAGAAGGACTCGAACCTTCGACCTGTTGATTAGAAGTCAACTGCTCTTTAATTCCACTGAGCTATGGGGCCTAATTTTCTATTTCCCTTTTTTCTCTACCACAAAACCTACAATTATAAGAAGGAAAATTTGAATGGGAAGAAATAACCCCACAAGAAGTTTTATACCCCCCATATCCTCTACGTAATGACTCATCCCATTTCCATTCACAAATTTCTATTCCTTTTTTATTAACTTCTCCTTTTATAGGATGCTTTTCTATATATTCTTTTAGCATCATATTTATTACTTCATCTATTGTAGTGTTGTATGCAATAGCAAATCCATACAATTGATGTATAAGTTTTAACTCTAAGTTTAAAGTAATCGTTACATATTTTTTTTCTTCCATAAATTCAACTCCACATGATTCTAATTCTTTTGTAAGTTCTTCTAAAGGTGCATTTTTTATCCATTCAATAAGTTTTTTCATTCATGAAAAACTCCTATCTGGTCTGGATAGACTCGAACTATCGATCTCCTGATTAACAGTCAGGTGCTGTACCAACTCAGCTACAGACCAAATAATAAAGCAGGATCCCAAGAAATAAACTACTATAAACTATCGAAGGGTTTCACTGTATACAGCTTCGTCACATCTTTGCTTTCGCCTCCGCTCCACTGTATCTGAAGTGGGTCGCACATATTAGGGCATCAATGCCCCGACCTTCCTCCGTGGAATCCTGCCGCATAATAACCTATTTCCTAAATGAGAATAAACTCATGATTAGGCTGAACCTTAGAAGGTTCATAAATTGTTTCACCGTTAGGAAACAATCTTTTAACAAACTCCTCACTCGGTGTAAAGGAAAACCGTAGTCTCTTATTGTTAGGAGTATACCTAAGAAGTGAATGCCTCTGATTTTTGTCAGTAATCCTTGCTACTACAACTTTTCCAGTCTTAGGGTGAAAGCCACAATCTACCATATCATTTTCCCTAAGATCAGCTGCTTTAGCAATAGCGGGGCTCATATAAACATTCATAACCCCGTTCCTATTTTTTGGGGACTTGGTAGAATACTGAAAGTAGAAATCTCCATGGACACGACCCTTTCCCTTGCAGATACTTTCAGCCCGTGCACTAATGAAATCAATTTTGTTAGACATAATAATGTCCTCCATTTAAATAAAATATTTGCCAGCTACAACGTAGCCTTTGGAGATGCTGGGGGTCGAACCCAGTTCCTTTCTCGTACCCTTTGCGGGTCTTAGAAAAAGTCGAAGCCACTCTCATCCCCTCTTTATTAGTATGTTCCACCATAGCCAAGCATAGATTTTTGGATCAGTTGCTTTTCTAGATATGGAATTTAACAACTTTGGTCTCCAATAGTCTTTAAACCCCGGTATATTACGCCCTGATACTGCTCTACTTATTTTTATCATTTTCTTTCTCCTCTATATATATTATATACTTTTTTGAATAAAATTTAAAGTATTTTTTGAAAAAATTTTCTATAGGGCTACCCGGAATCGAACCGGGATCTTCTGATCGAAAGTCAGATGTACTAGCCATTATACGTATAGCCCCACTCTTTATCCTTCTCTATTAGATGCCAAAGATCTTAGAAGCAGTATGATATACACTACTTCTTGCTCCAACACTACGAGCCTTCATTGTCAAAATATTAGTTACGATATTGTAGAATTCCCATGCTGTGATTTCGTCAAGTACATTGTAAAGTTTTGACACATCACCTTGAAAGTCTGGGTTTCGAAGCTTGTCTTTCAAAACTTCGATATTTCCATTCCTCTCAAGTTCATGAAGTACTGCTTTTTTATACCCTGCTGAAAGATAAACTTCGGCAAGATACAAGTCAAGATAAGGATTAAAAGATTCGTCTTCCAACTTCTTATACAAGTTAGAGACTTCACTAAACTCACTAAGGCGAGTCTTAATCTCATCTTTGATGCTTGACTGAAGAAGGTTTTGTGTATTAGGCGCTACACGAATCTTGTTGATTGTTTCCCCCACAATAACTCCATTAGAACAAACAAACCTGTAAGTTCCAAAGAATACTTCCAGCGGAACATCTACATATGATGCCTTTACTAAAGCCATAGGAGCCATATCACTATTGTCTGGAGTGTCTACTTTTCGATCAAAGATGTATTCTTGATAAAGATCACCTTTTGACATAACTACAGAATCCCGAAGCTTATAATCGAGTCCTGCATCTTCAAAATCTTGAATCAACCATTTAATCAAACTGTCATGTTTGATCTCAGGTCGAGTCTTTTTTACAAGGCCTAAATCAATATTTTCATCAATACGATGTACAATAGAATATTCTGTTGAATGATGTCCTGACTGAGTGATAAGAGGCCTTCGTTCTACCGGAAAAGATGCATCTTTAATAGCATCTGCAACCGATACTGCTTGAACTGAACTGAAATCTTGCATAATATTTCCCCCAATATTTAAGATTTTCTTTTCTATTTATTATTATTATATACTTTTTTGCTCAAAATTTAAAGTATTTTTTGAAAAAAGTTTACTCTTCTTCTTCACTTTGATATAGGTCTTCTTCAGGTCGTTCATATGGAGTTAGTTTATATCTATTAGGATCAAATAAATACTCTATTCTATTTAAAGCCCCCATATTTTGTTTAAGTACAGATACTTCCATAGTATCACTTAGTATTTGAGTTTCTGGTGAATCTGGGAGATAAACATTTGCAAAGTGTTTAGGACGGAATATTCCCAAAATAATCCTTGACCTTTCTTCCATAGATCCTGAGTTTTTTAACTCCTCTTTTCCAGGTCTAAATCTTAATAGTTGATCTATAGATCTTATCTTTACTTTTTCTTGAGGTCTTCTTGCTTGTACTACTCCTACAATATGAGCATTAGTTCTTTTTGCAATAAAGTGTACTTCGTTCATTGCTTTTTCATATACTGACGCCTGACTATTTCCTGTATTTTTATTAAAGTCATATATCATTGTCAGAAGATCTATTGTAACAACAAGATTATCAACATTCATTTTATTTTTATACTTCATTATATATGACTCTATTTCACTTAAAGTTGGACTACTCAAATCAAAGTAATAAAAATGTTTATAGTTTTTTAACTTTTCTGCTTCTTCTTTTACCATGTTTACAATATGATCTGGAATAGGTTTGTCATTATGATAATCTGGATAAAAGTATTTATAGTCTATTCCTAATCGTTGAGCACATAGTCTATCCATATTTGATATTGGCCCCATTTCTAAACTAAAATATAAGTTAGGAATCATTTTATTTATTTGTTTGTTTACAAGATATAATCCATATGCTGACTTTCCTACTCCCGAAGGACCAAATATTATAGTTATATATCCAGGGGCAAATCCCTCTGTTAGTTCCTTATCTAAATGGCCACATCCAGTTCCATATGGTTGTCTTGAATTTCTATTTTCCAACTCTTCACAATAGAAATCAAAGAGTCTATTTAAGTTATAAACATCACTACACTCTTCCTCTATTTCTTCTATACATGCATTAATATTACTTATAGTATCTTTTACTTTATTTATATCAAAGGAAGTAGTTTTATTTGTTTCCTCTAAAACAGACTTAAAAGTTTTTTCACTAACTTCAAACTGAAACCATAGAGTTTTTAACTCTTTATAGTATCTTTCAAAGCTTTTCTCGTCAACTTCTATATCTAGTTTATATAGATTTTCAATAAGAGATAGAGTTATATCGTATCCTCTTTTGTTAACTTCTACAAATAGATCCCTTGCAGTTATTTTTCTATTTTGAAAATGTTCAGAAAGAGATAAATTTTTTAGATCAGTAAATAGTACTTCTGCTTCGTCTGAAACAAAATACTTCTTATCTATATCTAAAATATATTCTCTGTTTTTCAAACAACTTGCAAGTACATTCTGCTCTTGAGTTACTAGTGCTTGTTCTACTCCCATACTTAGTTATTGACTCCACATTTCAAGTTTATCAAAGTCTTCTTTAAGAGAATAATGGTCTTTAAAATGAAAATATGTATCTTTATATGGAATTACTTTCCTCCTTACAAAATCTTCTATGTCTGTATTCATTTTATGATCTGCTATTGTATCAATTTGAACATTAGATACAAGTACTGTACATCTTTCCTCTACTTCTACTCTTTTTCTTAAAAAGTTGTCTAGAAAAGGAAGTTGATATCCACTTTTATAAACAGTCATTTGATCTTTATCGAATGCTCTATCTATTATTAAACAATCTACATTATATTTACTTAGTTTTGACTCATCACTAAATCTATCTTCTGTTAGATCTTCGATAAGTTCATTCATAAAACAATAATATACTGATACTCTCTTTTTTAAAAGTTCTCTTCCTAACCACCAGGCAAGAGTAGTTTTTTGAGTTCCAGTAGATCCGTAAAAATAGATTAGTTTATCACTATATACATTTTTAAAGTTTTCTACTATATTTTTAAGTTTAGGAATGTTATTTTCTTTATCTGGGCCTATATAAGTATCTATAGAATATTTTAAAATTGAGAGGGGAATATTAGATTTTTTTAGATATGTTTGTAAATAAACATGTATTTGATATTTTAGAAGACAGTCACATTTTGTTACTTTTTCATATCCATCTTCGTAAGAATAGATATATCCATTATTACATTTACCACAGGAAATAAAAACTGGTTTCCGCATAATATTATTATATACTATTATTTAATTATCATAAAGAGAATCGCCTAAGTATTCTCCAAGTGTTGCTTGTATACGAGAGGTAAAAAACTTAGTTATATCTGGTTCGTCCCCGTCTTCTATTTGACCGATATTCCGTAGAAGGAAATCATCTGGTTCAAATTCTAACTCAACTTTTGCTCTTTTTTTATCTTCTTGATATTGGTCTCCTAAGTATTTAAAATAAAGTTTCCCTATATATGGAAGATATATTTCATCTTTTCCATAATAGTTCATTACAATATAAATAGCTAATGCTTCAAAAAAATTCTTTGTATCGTCCTTTTTATTTCCACTAATAAGATGTATTCTTTCGATAGTTTCCTTACCTTTATTATTAGTTTTCAACTCTTCCTCCATTTTGTTTTTAAATTTCTACAATATTATTATATAGTATTTTCTTAAAAATATAAAGAGCCTTTAATTTATCTTTACGGTAAATCTATCCATTAGTTCGTCCATTATATCTTGCATTTTTTCTTCCTCAGATGCCGCCTCTTTCCATGTATATCTCGGAACTTTACTATCCAGTTCTGTAATAAGGACATATGCACTTCCTGTAAAAGCATCTGAAACGTCTTTTGCATGTATACCCATCTGAGATGTTCTCCAGTCTCCATGATCAGTATATACAAGTTGACCCTTTGTATGATCTATTTTTATTTTATCATTTTTATCATTTTTAGTTTCAACAAGAGAAAGAAGATTGTTTTTAAGAAATATATTTTTTCCACATTTTACTTTTTCATTTAATATCCAAGAAAGTACTACTCTATATGGAGTATTGTCTCTATCAACTGATAACTTATCTACTTCTAAGTTACTTCTTTTTAGTCTTTGTAATAGAGCAGAGCTTTGATATTGGTCAGCCGTTATTTTATAAAAGTTAATACTTCCAAGTCTTTTTAAATCAATAATAAAGTTACAAACAGCATCTATATTTATTCTAGAAGCCTCTGGAGATATAGCAATAGTAAAATCATTTACTATAACATTATCCCCAGTTCTTTTATCTATTTCTAAATGGTTCATAGCAAGAGAAGCCATATCTCCACTTTCTGCTAAGTCAATATGAAGAGTCCTTGGAGCTAAAGGAGCTCTATAAAATTCATATCTTTTCCCTACTTGAATAAAAAATATATCTCTTACTTTATTCCATATAAGTTTTTCTGGTTCTTGTTCTTCTGGAGCAGTAATACTTGTATATATATTATTAAGAGAATCGGTAAACATACTTTCTAGTACTGTTGAGTCTTCTATAAGTTTTGCAAGTCCTCCTGCTGGCCATCCTGCTAAGTCTGCTACTATTTTTTTAAGTTCAAAAGTATTTTTTAAAGACTGTTCCGTATCTATAGGAAAATAATATACTTCTCCAGGTCTATATTCATTTATTTCGTTCCGATAAAGTACTTTAGGTGGTCTTGATCCGTCTCCTCTAAATACTGGTATTGTTTCTCCTGTATGTAACCATTTAGGATATTTTTCAGGAAATACTTCCCAGTGTTTTGCATTCACTACCATTACTTCTGGATCATCTCTTGCATCCCCCTCATATATCCATTTATCTATAGGAGATAAGGAAAGATCTAAAGGAGAACTATCTAATATAACTCCTGACAAATATTTATGAGCAAACCTTGAGTTTACCCTTTCTCGCATATCAGAAAAAGCACCCCATATTTCATTAACAGAAATACCTTTTTTAATCCAAAAAGAAATCTCAGATACTATTCCTAAAATAATATTTAAACCTAAAAGACTTGCTCTATCACTACTTATTGTAATATGAATATCTTTTATAAACTGAAAACTTCCCATTCTTCCAGCTGAAGTATATGCTATTTTTCCTTCACCTTTTTTCTCTAGCTCTTTTTGTTTAGGTTCAAGTCTTTCTTCTTGTCTTACCCTTTCGAACATAGGAGAATCTCTTAGAAGATTAGCAAAAGGTTGTAAAAGAACTTGGTTTACTTTTTGTTGTGTAAAGGACATTAGAGCTATTACAATAGATCCCATGGCACTTAGATTAAAAGAAGCTTTAGGATCTTTCATATAACATAAATGGACTACTATATAAATAGCTATTAAAGTAGTTAGGGAACTTTTGCCCCAGCCGATGCAGGTCGACAAGGCCAACACCCGCCTTCCACTTGCTGGATTTAAAAATTCCTGCATTACTTCTTTTACATGAGGATATATTTTATCAGCTGTTGCTCCTATCCATTTAGGGGTAAGGAATTCTTCGATAGAAGGTGGTTCGTATACATATACTTCTGTCCATATATTTTTAAGTTTATGTATTTTTTCTGCATTTGATAAGGCAGGGTTAAGGACTATTTTTTTAATAAGAGTTAGAATTCTTTCTTGGCTAAAAACTAGAGGATACCGATCAGTTAGTTGCTGAATAACATTATTATCAAATTGTTTAAAAGTCTCTAAGATATCGGTCATGTCATAATATTAGTAATTAAAAAAGCCCCTACGAATAGGGGCTTTTAAAATAAAAATTTACTTAAATTTACTTAGATTTACTTAGATTTAGGAAATCGCAATCTAAACTCCGAAGTTTTGTTTTCTAAAAATAATATTCTACTATCACTAATACGATTATTCATCTCTTTTCTTGATTGTTCCCTATCTTTCATTGCAATCAAATCTTCTATATTTTTAGCAAACTTCCAAACTGCTAGATTCGTAAACTTAGCATGATCTTTAGACCCGAAAGCTATATTAACTTTTTGTTGAGAATCTTTTAAATTGTGAAGTGACTGTGAAACTTTGTCTCTATAACCATTTTTAATAGGGCCCTTTGGTAATTCCTGCCATCCTTTCATAAATCCGAGTTCATCTATCACTTGATCTACTGTAAACTCTTTATCCAAGTCTGGCCTACCTAGTTTATCGCAGAAGAGAAGATACAGTGACCCTTTTCCATGTCTTGTAGAAAGACGGTAAGCAACTTCACTTGATCCTTTCTCAGTTAAAAGATAGTCACCTGATAACTGATCCCAACCTTTTCTCTCGAAAAATTTCTTAGACATAATATTTACTCCTTAATATTTTTTTAACTAACTGATTTTTTAATAATCAATTAGTTTAATATCTACTTCTTGCCTATTGTTTTCTCTATTATAAGCTTCTATTAACTTAGTAAATGTTCTTTTCAAATAAAACATTAAATCACGAAATCTTTCATGATTTACTACATCTATATTATCTATTATTTTATTTAAAGAGCAATTGAGTGTAGTTACATCTCTAATACTAATTTCTAGTAATTCTAAATAGTGAATATTGTGATCTTCATAGTTAAACGGTTTAGAAGATGATCTTTTATTTATTTGCTCTGCAACTAGATCTGCTAGTTGTCTTGAGCCAGGCTTCCCATTTTTAAAAATATTATTAATAATTTTTACCTGATCCTTTTTGCTTATTCCTCTGTCTTTAACTATTCTACGAAATTCTTTAATACTTCTTTGATTAGGAAGTAACTTCTTGACCCTAGTATCAACTTCGTCATTAGGATCTAATTCTTTTAGAGCCTCACTAATTTTACTTTTAGACCATCCAACATTATTATAATTTTTAATACTGGAGTCTAAAGTATTTCCAATCATTTTAAAAATATGTCTTAAAGATATTCCATCCTTTTTAATAATTTCAAACTCTTTAGAGTCTCCTTTTAAAAACTTGTAAAGTTCTGACTTTTCATATTCTTCGAATACTTCGTAAGTTTTAAACTTAGACTCTAAAAAAGTTTTTACTGTTAATACTGTTTCATTAATAACTAATGGAGTAAGCTCCATATTCGCATTCTCACCAGCCATAGCTAAAATAGTTTCGATATCTGATTTTTCACTTTTTATAACATTAAATTCTGTTATGTTAAGTCTTTTTAAAGCTTCTGCTCGATGATGACCACAAATAATTTGAAACTTATTTTTCTTTTTAGGATGAGGTCGTACTAGAATATTATCCCAATATCCCCCTGTTTCTTGAATAGTTTTAATTACAAACTCAACTCTATGTTCCTCTATAATAGAGGAACTTGGTTTAAATGGGTTAGGTTCAAGTTGATCTAATTTAACTTTTATTTGACTTTGCATTTTCTAACTCCTTAGTTAAATAATTTATTTACTTTCTATTTATATTATATACTTTTTTGTCTAAAATTTAAAGTATTTTTTGAAAAAAGTTTAAGGAAATTTTTAGACTCATTTATAATACTTTCTAGCTCTTTCGATTACTACATCTAAAGTTGCTTTTAAACTTAGTTTTTTACTTTCTGGGACTTTTGCTAAAAAATCCTCTAGTTCTTCTAAATGGTATTGTTTAGCCCTTCCTTTAGCAATCTCAATGCCGATCTTTCTATTCCATTTATCCTTAGGACTACATAGGGAAGCCCCGATACTTTTAGGACTTAGAGCTACTACTGTTCCAATAGGATTTCTTTCTTTGTCTCTTACATACTGAATAATCATTTTTTCTCTCCTTTAAAAATAAAAAAGCGTATAGAGGCTATAGAATAAACTTCCAAGTAAACAGAATGAATCTTTAATCTTGAATCTTTTAGGAAGAAGCAAGTATTCTTTATTAGGAGTAAAATTCTTTTTTATAATTCTTTTCTTTCCCATTTATACTACCTCTTCTATGATAGGGAGATATTATCCCCTCAAAGGTAACTTGTAAAATCTATCTTAGCCCTATACGCTATTAATCAACTTCAGTAATCCAGTTAAACTCTTGAATTTGCTTATCAAGAGCTCTTCTTTCTTGTTCTTTTTCTTTAATAAACTCATTAATAGTTTCAATGGTCATTGCCCCATAGAGTTCTTTTACCTCTCTATAGAGAAATGATTCACTAAACTTATTAAGAATTTTTTTCCTAATTTGGTTGTAAAAGGAAATTTCCCTATCAATAACTTGCATAAGTTTGATCTTATGTATTATAGGTTTGTTAGCGTGTTCTATCTTTAGGTTTAACCCTGCTAACTCCTCAATAAGGTTAGAATATTCTGTATCTAATTGATATTGTATAACCTTCCCCTCTGCATCTGCTTTATCTTCGTCAAGATGGATAAGGTTATTGAGAATTTCCTCCTCTAATTTTTTAATAGCTTTAATAACATCTTTTCTTTCCATTAGGGTTTCAGCTAATTTCATCCTTCTATCTCCTTTGCTTTTTCTTCGTATTCTTTCATAGTCATAAAATTTTCTTCTTTTGCATGTTTAGGACATAGAGTTTGTAACCAATAACCTTTAGTCATTAGTTCTCCCTCCTTCCCGCATACTTCACAAGTTTTATAACTTTTTTCCTCTGCTTCATTTATTAAATCGCCTATTTCTTTAGTTTCCCAGTTAGTATAAAATCGTAGTCCCCCAAACTTTTCTTTTACTTGAAGGACTTCGAACGGAAAATCTGGATCATTTCCATGTTCATTAAGTTCCTTTTCTATCTTTTCACATAGATCCCATATAATGTTAAACCAGCCATCACTACATTCAAACCCGAATCCCATAAGACTTTCATTTAGAGATCTTTCAGGGTGAAAAAATTTAAATCTTTCAAATAGCTTTCTTGTTTTTTCTTCTGTCATTTTATATCTCCTTTAGTTCTTCCTTGATCTTTTTCATCTCCTCTCTTAGTTCTTTTCCTTTATCTATATCTTCTTGAGAAGAATATACTCCATGCATATATGATACTTCTGCAAACTTATCTACCTCATTTCCTAATAGTTTTATATATTCATTTTTTAAATTTAGTAACTTGTTTAATAACTCAACTTTTTCTAGTTCTGGTACAACAAGTTTATTACCACTACTAAAAAACCATTTACTATTAAGAGCTGGTTTTACCATCTCAGTAATCTTTTCTATTTTAAAAACTTTTCTGTAGTTATCAAACCCATAACCTTCTTGTCTAAGTCTATACTCTAAAGCTCTTTGTGCTTTAGTAGGATCTTCAGCTATCACATACCATTCACCTAAGTTATTTGTTAATTTGTATAAATTCATAATCTTAATCCCAAAAACTTAATAAATATTTTCCAAAGAGTTCAAATCCTTCTTGTTGTCTTTTACTAAACTCTTCAAGCATCTTATTATTATAATAAATAGGTTTTCCATCAAAAAGAGTTTCTTCTCTTCTCTCTCCTGTTTTTTCATCTTCTACAAAATATATAAGAGGTTCTTTTCTATTCTCTTCTATTTCTTCGTAAGGATTTCCATATTTTTCTTCGAAGTATTTTCTAAACTTTTTATTTCCGCATCCATCCTCATATATTGTATATTCAAAGGCGAAAAGAATTTTATCTAAAATAGTATTAAAGTTTTCAAAGGCTTTTTCAAAGTCTTCATCTGTATGATCTATTTTATTAGGATCATCAAAATAACAAGATGCTAATCCGTGTTTTTCCATATCTCTGAATGCTTTAAATTTAGGATATATATCTTTAGAAACCATATAATAAAATCCCCAAAGATACCTATCACTATATCCTCTAAATAATCTTTGAAGTCCCCATTTAATATTTCTAGGAAAGGTACTTATTTTTCCTAAAATTCTATATCTAATAATCTTTAAGATGTTAACTTTCACTCCATATCTCCTTATATTTTTTTACAACCATAGGATATTGTATATCAAACTTATCTAAAAAATCTTTTTGTAAGGCATTCTTTTTAATAAGATTTTGTACATCTCCCCAATCTTGGTATCTTTTACCATAAAAACCTGAGGCTACTTTATAAAAAACTAAAAATTTTAAGTTAATAAACCTATCATCTTTTTTTACTAAAGCTGGATCTACATACTCCGGCCCATCTTTATTTCCTGCATGTTCCCCGCTATATAAAATTTCAAGTCTTGTAGAAGGATTATGAAAGTTAAATATCTTACCATTACCTGTTATATCTCTCATAAATCCTATAGGTATTTTTTGTATTTTTTCTTTATCATGTCTATCTACAAGAAGATCTACATCGTCTGTAGTTCTTTGATGACCATAGTAGTTAACAGCAATACCTCCTATAAAACAAAAATCAATATCATATTGATCGAATAGTTTCTTTATTTTTTCAAGAGTTTTTTCGAGATCTTTTTGATAACTCTCCATAAAGTTTCTAATCTTTCTCATTTATTACTCTTCCATTTTTCTACTCGAATAACTCTATTATGTTGCACTGCCATTTCTATATCCTTTTCATAATACCAAACAAATTCTTTTTTATGATGAAGAGGATCATTTACTTTATACCATCCATCGAAATAATCAAATAAAACAATATAATGTCCTCCTGAATAATCATATTCTCTATTAAGAATATATTCAGTATCTATATTTATTATATACAAGTATTCGGAAAATATAAAGACCTTTTTTTCAACTATTTCATTAGGAATATCTAACTTCTGTAATGCTTTGTGTAGCATATATAATGTAGTAGATCCATCTTCTTCTCTATATGTAATATATCTATTTACTTTGTCTAAATGAATAGGATTACCTGTGTGATAAGTATATACCATTGCAACACAAGCGGGTCCGCAATTTCCTAATCCATTAAAGTTAAGTTGATAATAGTGCCAATAGTTTGATTCTGAAAAAAGGGGAGGAGTAAAAAGGATCAATAAAACGAAAATCTTACCTACTATTCCCTTCACTTTCTAATCTCTCTCTTTCCATCATGTGATAATATTCTAGAGCTATTTTATCTTGATACTCTTTTCTTTGATTATATCCTGCTCTATTTAAAGTAGCAAGAACTCTTTCTGCCAATACATGCCAAGGATCTTTACGGTCATGATAAACTTCTAAGTAGTTATACTTTGCAGGTTCTTGTATTCTATAAAGATGTTTTCCATTTTCTTGATGTCCTGTATTAACTACTCTTACTTCATCTATAGTAGAGTTATTAACTGCACAAATAATCCGTAACATCTTACCTCTCGTACATAATCTCGTACATAATATAAAAGAGAAACTTAACCCCGGTAATAACAGGCATTCCTATCCATACAGGCATCATACATTGACCCCAAGTAAAGTCAACATCCATAAAAGCTTTTAAAGCAATAAAAATAAAACTAAATATTGCCATAAGTAAAAGCATTACAAAATAAATTACTGTTTTTCTCATTACATTTCACTCCTTTATGTTAAAATATAAAAAATTTATTTGATTCAGGATACTTAATATTATTTTTAGTATGATCAAAGTAGTCTCTTCTCCAAATTCCGTTTTGATAAATTTTCCTATAGGATGTATTTTTAACTATTTCTTTAAAATAGTTTTTAGCTTGGTTTTGACCAAACTTATCTGCATATAATGCCTCACTACATAAATCTTTTGTTTGTTTATATTTAGTTCCATAATTAGAACTATTTATATTATATCCTGGATAAACAACATCTATACTAGAGGAAAAACTACCTACTAAAATAGACTCACATTTAGAATTAATAAAAAATCCTCCCTCAGGAGAATAAAGTAAAGTTGGTTTTGCAGGTACAGGTATTAGATTAGCAAGAGTTTTCTTAAGCCTTGCATTTTCTTGCTTAAAATAATTATAAATATTCTCAATTTTAAAGTTACTAATAGTAGAATTACTAGGGAGAAGAGCTGTAGCATCTTTAATAAATCTTTCTACTTCGATTTTTTTATTTTGATAGGAAAAGTATCTAGAAGTTAAACTTATAATAGTCATAGTAAAATAACTTTTTAAAATTTTGTAATCTAGTTTAGTTAAAATATTACGATTAATTAAAACAAAAGAAGAATCTTTTTGCTTAATAATATCATTACTCCCGAAAACAAAAACATTTTTATCTGCAAATCTTTTTAATCTAAAGTTTGGGCAGGAGTAAACAAAAAACGGAATTTGAATAAATGTATCCTTTGAGTTAAATACTTGATTATAAGCAAATATATATTCATATAAAATATCTATTTCATTTTTATCTATAAGATATTCTAGAGCTGGAATGGAAATATCAAAAAATTGAGAAGTGTTAGGCATAAAAGAGTTATATTTCTTTTGGACTGGATTTGTATTTTCTCCCCTTCCTACTTCTCTTGCTTTTTTAATTGCTTTAATAGTATCACTAATAGATAGTTTCTCTGCAATAGAATGACAACAAGTACAAACAGCTACTTTAAATTCCTCTAAATGTAATAATGTAAAGAAATGATGAATTTGAAAATTCGAAAGTTTTAGAAATAAAGGAGCAAAACATATAATACATACGCCATTTTGTCTTTCTAAAATTCTATTTTTTTCATTTTTGTTTTTTATTTCCTTGTTCATTTTTCTCTCCTAATACAAGTTCTTTAAACATCGGAAGACCTTCTATCCAATGACAGAAATATCCCCAATCTTCTTTTAGTTTATGATTTTTTCTTTGTTTGTAGATAGTTTTTAGTTGTAAGTAGTTGGTAGTCATCCCTGCCCAATACTCAAATCCTGCAGGAAGATTAGATATTATTTTCATATAGATATCATATTTAGTAAGTAGTTCTTCTCCCTCATTATACTTAACATATTTTATCACTTTAGGTTTTTCCATATTAAAAGCTTCTTTCATAAAAGAATCGATAGGACAATCTTTTTGTTCTACAGCTATTTCATCAAATCTGTTATATAAATCTACCCAATATTTAACTACTTCTATAACTTTAGATTCTACATATTTATTGTAGGAGACTTCTATATCCATTTTTGTAATAGAATGCATTGTTGACTGACTTGATATAAAATCTATAAAATGATATCGCTGAAGTTGTTTAGTAAAATATAAAGAATATTTAATATCAAAGGTAACTAAAATTCCTTTAAGAAAACAGTCATGTCCTGATCCAGTTTCTGCATGACCTAAATACATAGACCTTTTCCTGTCTGTTGAACCTTCAAGTTGAAGAACTCCGTCTAGATCTAAAGGTTGCCCTACAGAATGAGGATATCCACTTCTTACCATTGAATCTTCTAGTCCGAATACTTTTGTATTTTTAATTTCGATCATTCAATAAACCTCACTTCGTAATTTCCTTGAAGTGTTCCCGGAATAGGGATCATTTCATTTTTGTTCAATATTACTTCACTATCATATAGATTTTTTGCTTTTTTATTAAGAGGTTTTAATAGTTCTGTAAAGTTAAACTTTACCGTATTTCTTTCTAAAAGAACATGATATCCAGAATGTGTATCTATAACATAATATTTTACATTATTATCATCTAAGTGATATGTAAAATTAGAAATGAACTCCCAAAATACTTTATCGCTTTTCGGAATATCGAAATCTATATCAATAAAATGTTTTGTACCTCTATTTTTTTGATAGCAAGTCATTAGAAGATTATCCATTTTATTTATTCTCTTAGAAATATTATCAAGTTCTCTATTATCAGTAACACAATGAGCAAGTTCATACATATATTCTGTCATAGTTTGATTAAATTCTTTATATGCTTTTAAAGTATCACTAGGATTTATATTTATATAACAAGTAATGCATTCATTAGGAATATTTAATCCTTTCTTAGTTAGATAACTTCCAGCTGCTGTTTCAAACTTTCTTAAAGTACGAAGAAGCCTTTCCCAATCTCTATATCTAACTATTCTTTTTTCAAACATTTCTGTTCTTCCAAGTCCATAATATGTCTGAAGTTCTTTTATTAAATATTTGTTACGAGCAGATAGAGAAACAAAAAATACTTCTGTAGATTTCAGAGGAGGGAGAATATCAAAGAACTTTTTTAACTCTTCCTCATTATAGATAATCTCATACATCTTTTTTCCTTCTTAGATCCTCAACTGTTTCTTTTACTGTTCTTAATACTTCATCTAACTCTGGAATAGAATCAATAGACCATCCAGTACTAGTTTTTATTACATAGAAGGGGTCGTCTTCTTTTTCTTCTATATTACCACACTGACTTTCTACATAAACAACTAAATTCTCAAAATCATGAGTAGTTCCTAAAGTATTTCCTTCTTGAGTAAATTCGAATTTTATTTTTGAAACAAACGGTTTATCAAATTCTCTTGATCCCATTCTTTATAACCCCTTCATCCATTTTAATAGTTTTTCACTTGATTGTTGTTCTAAGAACTCATAACTATTTTTTATTTTTCCATCTTTAAGAGAAAAAATAATGGCAGGTATTAAACAGTTATGTGTAGCCCAAAGAGCTAAATCTTTTCTATCAGCTTTTTCGTACAGCCCTTTATAAGTCCTAACATCTGCAAAGATTCTACTTTGAAGATTCGACCATTTCTTTTTAACTCTCCTATATAAATCTTCATATTCAGGAAAATATTGTAGAAATTCTTCATCTTCCCCACTTCTTACTAAATCAAGTATTCTTTTTTCACTTGGTACTCCCTCTCCACGAAGATGATGTATTGCTACATATGCTGGACTCTTTACTTTTATTCTATTGTATTTATCATCTACTACTACATATCCCTCTTGATCATATGGAAGGTTGCTTGCCCTTTCGATAACTTCGTCTTTCGTAAAAAAAGCATACTGTTTAGGGGTAGGCATCATTTGAGCTATATCAATATTATAATATTCTATTCCACTTTCATTTTCTCTACTTCCTAAATAATATAGTTTAAAATCTTTATGTGGAACAACTACTTTATTATATGGAGTACAAAGTTCAAACATTTGAGTAGCCTTAGAATCAAGTTTAGAAAAAAGCTCTCCCATTCTTTCTGACCAATACATTTTCTTAAGAGTAAAAAGAACTAGTTGAAAATAGTTATCTATTTCTAATCCGGTTTCTTCATCAACAAAAGAAACTTGTAACTGAGCATCGTTAGCATCAATAGTTCCGTTAGTGGAAATAACTTCTTTTCCTTTATAGTTCCAGATTTTAACTATACTGCCATCTATTTTTTCCTGAGCAGTTGCTTTCATCCAGTTAATAGGATGAGCATTTGATTCTCCCAGATTAAAAAATTTATCAAATGCTCGACATACACATCTCCAGTTATCATCTCTATCGAAAATGATTCCTCTTGCCTCTTGAACTATTTTATTAGAAAAATCGCTATTGATTTGATTATACTTAAATATATAAAGATTTCCATCATTTTTAATAGATAAGTTATATGGAGGTTTTGTTAGTTCTTTCAACCAGTATCTATCATTTTCTCTAAGAAGTTTTTGGAGTTCATTACTCATCTTCTACCTCTATTAAAATAATAGCCGGGAACTCTCCCCCGGCCAGGAGAACTTGTTTGAATAATACACGATTTATAGATTATCGTGAACTGGAGGAGTGACAATATATCATATCCCTTCCGCCAAAGAGTTTTGTAGGTTAACTCATAACCTTTTTATAGTATTAATATATACTTTTTTGTCCAAAATTTAAAGTATTTTTTCTGGAAAAATTTACTTAACATTCTTAATATTTATTTCGTCGAATCTTATAACTTTCTCCTTATCAAGTATAAGATTCCCGTTATTATTAAGTGAATAGTGTTGACAAGGATAATAAGACATTTTTCCATTCTCGTTTACATAAACACTATACCTATCCCGAGCAACCTTTTCTATCTCTACTATAGTTTTCATATTTTTATTATATACTAGTTACATCAAAATATAAAGAACTAAATCAAAAAATCTGGTTGATTTCCCCAAAATCTAAAACCTTTAAAATATCCAAATTCTTTTTGTATCGCTTTAAATTGTTTACTAAAGTTTTTTCCAGGTCTTTCGGTTTCTTGATACAAATCTGGTCCTCCAAAATCATATCCAGCTAAATTTATCTCTTTATATTCATCTAATATAGCTTGAATAATCATTAAGTTTCCAGTGCTCCATCCTCTCTTATCTTTGAAATATTTTACTTTATTCTTATAATCCTTATCTGTCATAATATCTCTTATGTAGATATCAAAATCTAGTTCTTTTTCTTCTTTAAAATCCACAATCCTTTTTGCTATATCGTTATGAACAGTTCCAACTCTATCTATTCTAGGAAGTTTTTTATACTCTCTATATGCTTCATTACATACCCATATTTCTCCATCCCAATCTTTTATTCTTTTAACAATAGGTTCATTCTTTCTTGATTTTCCATTCCCAAGAATAAGCACTTTAGAATTTTTAACAATGGAAGTTAATCCTTGTCCTTGAAGATATTCTACATGATTATATCCATTCATGTAAAGTTCAGCATATGTTTTACTATCATTGTTACTAAGAATGAAATTTTTATGATCATATCCAATAAAATGTACTTTATGTAACCCCCAAGTCCCAGCTATTTTTCTCCAGTTTCTTATCCACTTTTCTTTATTTCTATTTTCATGCCCTTTTACATAAAGATCCCTTCCGCCTAAATCAAATCCAACTACATATATTTCATCGTACCCTTTATCTAATGCTCTTGCTACTAAAGTACTTCCAGAATCATTAACAAATTTCCTGTCCATATCAATAAGTTGTACTCCAGGAAGTTCTTTTGCTTTATGATTTTTACCGAAGAGTTTATATTTTCCTCCATGTTTCTGTTTATACGGAACTATTTCTTTTAAACAATTATAATCAGCGAGTAATACATCGAGTCTTGGTATATCACCAGAATAGTATTCTAAATAAGCTGAGTTGCAAGCCCATATTTCATCTTTCCATTTTTGAATAAACTCTCTATGATTTAGTCTAGAAATTCCATTACCTACTATTAAAACTTTTCTGCTCATGTGCATTCCTTATCAAGTTTATTACTTCTCGAACACATCCTTTTCCACCTTCCTTGTTGCATATATAGATATTAGGAATTTTTTTAATCTCATCTTCTGCATCACCTGGGCAAAAAGAATATTTTACAGTACTCAAAATATCTTTACAGTTAATATCATCTCCTATATAAGCTACTTCAGTTTTTATATTTATATTATTTTCTTTACAAAAATCATCTATAACTTTTACTTTATCATCTACACCAGTAAACAATCGATCTATTTTTAACTTATTAGCTCTTTGCTCCAAACTTTTAGAAGTATTTTTCTCTGAAGTAATCCAAATAGTTTTAAGATTTAAACTTCTAAGAATTTCAAATCCCTTCCCGTCCCTTTTGTTAAACGCTACTATTTGTTCTTGTCCTTTTTCATCAATATATAACTTACCATCTGTAAGAGTCCCATCAATATCACATACAAATAGCTTCACATATTTTAAATTTTCTCCGTTATTAAAAAAATCGGAAGACTTATACTTTAAAAGAAGCATTTCTATAACATCATAATCCTCAGGTTCGTCTAACTCATGCATTGTATAACTGGGCATAACATATAATCCTACTTTATCTGCTAATCTATTTTGATATTTTAGAATATTTTCTATAGTAGAGATATACATAGCTCCATTTTCTACATAAAAATTACTTTCAAATTCTTGTCTTCTAGGTCTTTTTAAATATTCATAGTTAATAGACATTCCTACTTTAGGGCCGTCCCCGTTAACAGTAGTCCAAAGAAACTTGTCATCTAAACTAGCTACACTTAAGATTGAATCATAAATTCCTTTTTTATTATTAAAATCGTTAATAATATTATCTACATCATTTCTTCCTATAAAGGAATTAGTAGCTTGAGTTAGAAGAAGATTATCTCTTGTATTTAACTGGGATCTAAACTTTTCTATATATTCTAAAATAACAGCTTCAGTTGAACTTCCATCTTGGGAATTTACTTGATCCCTAAAATATATCTCAATTTTTGGATTATTAAAATATTCTTTTATTAAGAGGGCATATTTTTCACTATCTACTGCTACAACTATTTTATCTAAAAGTTTAGCATTTACTAAAGGGTTTAACGTCCAATAAAAAAGAGGTTTCCCTGCTATTTGTTTTATATTTTTATCAGGAATAGATTTACTTCCGCTTCTCATTGGTAAAAATGCTACTGTTTTAAGTTCGAAAGGCATTAAGTTTACTTCTCCTTTTATATATTAGTTGTTAAAAGTATAGTTAAAATAATCAATATCTTCTTTATATAATTCTCCAATATATTTAATATTTTCTTCTGAAAAATAACTTTGATAAGGCAATTCTCTATTTCTATTTTCAGAAATATTTAAAGATTTAAGTTCAATATTTTTTGATCCCGGTTTTATAATTCTTGATACTTTTTTAAAATCTCTTTCTAAAGTTTCGTATTTTCCATAGAAATCGATCTTTTTATATAACCAATTTACTTGGGGTCTAAAATGGAAAGATTTTATAACTTTCTTTTCGAACTTTTTACTATCTTTCATTTTATTAATAAAAAGATTGACATCCTCTTTAAAATTAAAACAAACTTTTCTGATAGAATGCGGCTTATTAGGATTATATCTTTTAACACTATAAAAAAAAGAAGAAATAAATCGATCCCAAGGATTCCTAGAAAAAATAAATATAAAAGATTTATCTAGAACTTCCTCAAATCTTGCAATAGTTTTTTGAGGGTGATGATGTATTTCTCTAATTTCTTTTTTACTACCTAGTAGTTCCCATAAAGAATGCATAATACTAACACCTGCGCACTTAGGTACATGGAGAAAAAAATACTTTATCAAGAGTCACTCCTTTTTTCAAAAACTAATATTCTATTCTTTCTCTCGACAAACTTTAAGGAAGTTGTTTCTCTAATATTTTTTATCCAGGTTTTATAATCCCATAGAGTTTGGTGTAAATTTTCTATTTCTAAATACTCACTGTTATTATGAAGCTTGTTTATCCACTCCCTATTACCCTCTTTATATTTTGAAACTTTTAGAAATACCCACTTTCTTGTTACCCTGTCTATTTCCTTTAAAGCTTTGAAAGTATCCTCCTCTATTAAATGCTCTAAAACATCCGAAGAAAAAATAGCATCAAAACTATTATCTCTATATTTAATATCAGTGGCAGAATTTACTTTACATTTCAATCCTTTACTTTTACAATAAGAAACAGCAGTTTTAGAAATATCGATTCCTTTAACTTTTTTTCCGTATTTTTCAAATTCTAGTAAGGCGTATCCTTGGGAACATCCTATTTCTAACAAAGTATTAAACTCATAATTATTACAAATACTTTCAACATAAGATACTCCAATATTTACATTTTTCTGATACCCTATTTTGTATAAATTTTCATATAACTTTTTATAATTAAAATTATTCTCCATACTCATATCCTAAATATTCTATCTCTTCTTTATAAAGTTCTTTCACTATTTTTAGTGTTTTATTATTGTAGTATTCTATATACGGTCTTTTATTCGAAACATTCATAACAGGTATTTGAGAATAGTCTATATCTAAATTATCTAAGAGAATACCAAGATCTCTTTCAAAGTATTCGAATCTACCTATAAAGTTATATTTATAAGGTTTTTTATTACTTTTTAAAAGCCATTTACTTTGGGGAATAAAGTGCCCAGAAACTAAAACATTATTAAGTTCATTTTCTATAAATGCATTAAAAGAATTTCGAATATTTTGAGAAAACCACTTATCATCATGTATATTTTTTTTATCCTCGACTAAATAATTCCTAGAACCTCTAGATCTTGTCCAAGCTGATACTACTCTATCCCAAGGATTTCTTACAAAAGTAAATTTAAAATATTCTTTCCACTCCTTTGGAAATATATTTTTATAATCTTTTGGATATGCATGTCTTTTTACTCTATCTTTTTGTTTGTTTCTTCTATGTCCAAAAAGAGCATCTATAGTATGTCCTCCTGTTCTCGGAATATGGATAAAAAATACTTTATATTCTCTCATTATAGCCATTTTAAATACCCTTCTTTATAATAGCTAGTAAAGCTGGTTTTTGAACTCCTTTTTGCAAAGTATATGTTTTAAAAAATTTATCAAGTAAAACTTTAAAAGAGGAAGAAGTAAAATAATGAATATGTCCGTCACTTTCTATATTTTGTTGAATTTTTCGCTCGGTAGGAACTTCTATAACAATGTATTTTTTACTTAAACTTTTGCATTTTTCAATAAATTTATTTACATCATTTATATGTTCTAGTACATGCCAGGCTGTAACAATATCATATTTTTTATCAATATTAAGAGTTAAAAAATTTCCTTGATAAAACTTAAACCCAAGTCTTTCACTTTCCTTTTTTTGATAGTTAGCTAAATCTGTTATTTCTATCTCTTTGACATAAGGTTTTATATGAACTCCAAAAGTTCCACAACTGCCTCCTACATCAAGTAAAGTATATTCCTCTTTTAATATTCCTTTTATTTTATTTACTCTACTTTTACATATTCCATATCTTTCATTATGAAAAGTTTTAGGTACTTGGTTATTTACTAAAGTTAAAGTTCGGCATCTAGACCTAAGATGATACTTACTTTGAAATTCTATATTTTTAGCTTCCTGAATTTCTTTGTATTGATGTCCGCAAGATAAACATCTAACTATATTTTTACTTTTCTGTATGTTTTTGCTATTACAAATTAAGCATTTCATCGAGTTCCTCTAATTTAATTTGATAATGAACTATTTTAACATCTTCTGATTTTATTAAACCAAAATAATTATGATGAATCATAAAGTTAAATTTGTTATCTTCTACCCAATAACCGTAAACAGGAAAGTAATAAGACTTTAAGTTTGCTGGTATCTTACCTACATCTTTACTTTTAACTAAAAAGTTAGCTCTTCTATCATTAAAAATCTCATTTTTATATTCCCAAGTTTCACAATCTCTAGATATATATACTCTAATACTACTATATCTACTTTTCTTTTCTAAAAATGTTAACCACCCTATATATAAATCTCTAGTAGGATGTTTAAAAAAGTAAGGGCTATAATAACTATCATTTGAAGTAATGTGATGATTAAATTTAACTAATCCCTTCGCTTCCCAAGTTTTAAAATCACTAGAAGTAAAGTATTGAAGATTTCTAACGCCCTGTTTGACATTAGCTCTTGTATAAAGATAATAAGTATCTTGATATTTAAGTAAAGAAATCATACTATCGAAGTTACTCATAATAATTTTTTCATTTTTATTTTCAAGTTTAGGTTTAACAAAGTTCTCCATATCTACATGTATAGGAAGTTCTTCTTTAATATCAAAAGTTTTAAAGTCTATAGTATATAATCTATTATTGTATTTAGATTTTTTAAATTTGGGAAATTCTAAACCTGCTATGGCAAAGTTGAAATCTGGAGGAATGCTAAAGTTATGAGATAAACAAGGTTCTTTTAATACAATTTCCTTACTAACTATTTTATTATCTTTTATAGTCAGTTTATTTGTTTTTGCTTTTTTGCCTACAACATCACTTCTATGAAATACAAATATTTCTTTATCATTTTTAAGTAAAGAAAAATAGACATCATATTTATTCATTACATACTCATTTTTAATTATAAAGTTCATTCAATAGTTCCTTATTATAATTACATATTTGTTCATCCCAGATAGTTTTTAACTTCAAACACTTCTTTAAATACTCTTCTATATTCTCAGTAAAATAGGCAAATTTCTTAAAAATATCTTTATCGTCTATATTAGAGCAAAAGGATCCCAAGTTATTTAATCTTGCATAATCTCTAATTTTAGGATGAGAATCGATAGAAAAACAAGGGATAGAATTCCCAGCACATAAAATCTGTGAATGTCCTCTTGTGCCTATAACAAATTTAGCTTTAGAATATACTGCCCAAGAAGTAATTGTATTCTTATAATTATTATCAAAAGGATAAATACTTATATTAAATTTATTTTGTAATATTTTAAAATAATCTACTTTTGTTATTCTAACATCGTCGGGAGTATGGAAAGCAAACATAATTTTTTCTTTTTCGTATGGTTTCAAAACCTTCTCTAGAATTTTTAAAGGTTTTTCTATACTCCCATATCGAACAGGTATTGAATCCATAGCAATATTTATAAGTATATACTCAGGAAATTCTTTTTTAATATTGAAAAAAGTCCCGGCATCAGGTATTGTTCTTATTTTGTTACTATCTATATAATCTTGTAGCCTTTCTTTTGACCCGTCATTTCTTAGACTTATATAAGAGTTCTTATCATTAATAATATAATCTAGCTGATTTACTAACTTCCCAGCAGGGGCTATGTCAGGATAAAAGTTATTATAACCCAAGGAATAAAAGACTTTTTTACTTTTAACTTTATCTAAAGGTATTCTTATTGCAGTACCCCACTTTGTTATTTTCTTCCCCGGTACATGAGAAGATAATAAACCACCTCCTCCTATAATTAAGACATCAAAACTATTTAAGTAATCAATAGTATTTTTATCTATTAAAGTTTTCTTATATATATTATATGTCTTATAAGTATCAAACTTATCTTTGAACATGTTGTCTATTACATAGTTAAGAGCATTGTCTCCAATATTTCTATCGAAGATAGCTAAGTGAAGAGCTTTCATAAATTTATTTTCCCTTTCTTAAAAATTCGTCTAAAGGCTTAAACATAACATGAGGATAATATTCGAGCATTTTAAGAACAGCTTGCCAACTTTTTTCATAATCTTTAGCTGCTCCTTGTATTTTAGAAGGCTTTCTTCCATGATGTACTTTAGATCCATAACTAGTTTTTCCTGGATTAACTCCTCCGTCAAATCCTATGTATTTAATATTTCTAACTCCTAAATACCCACATAGAAAATGTATAACTCCTACTACTGATCCTTCGTGATTTTGAAGCTTCGGTTCTGATATTTGTAAATCAAATTTACCTTCTCTTATTACATCCCATTTTACATGGTTAGATTGAAAAAAATAAGCATTTTCTTGCTCCTTAATTATATTATACCATTCCTCTTTCCCTACTCTTTTAAAATCATTTAAAACCTTATATGTAGTTATAAGATATTTTGCTTTATCTAATTCTTGATGACACCGCCAAGCACCTCTCCAATGATATTGAAAAGCATATGTTGGTTGTTTTAAAACTTTAATAGCATCAGAAATAGTACAAGTATTGTATTTTTCTTGTCTATTCAAAGCTCCTAAATTTAAATTATCAATACTTTCTCCGCACCCTATTAAAATAACAGGAGTTGGATCTTTAGGAATTTGTAAAATACTTTTAAGTTCTTCCTTTGGCTTATTTTTATTTTTTACTTTCAAATCACTGTCCTCTTAAGTTGTTTTTTCAAGTTAGCATCTTTAATTCTTTTTCTTCTCCCTTTTACTGAATAATAGAGAGGATCAGATATAATAGTTTCCATTATTTTTACTATTTGTTTATCAGTTTCTACTTCTCCATTTTTGTAAAGGTTATAAACTATTCTACAGTTTTCATATTGTTCATGATTATCTATTTTTCCTATGTTATCGACATCTGCTTTTTTAACTATTTTTTTAGGAAGATATCCTGGATAATATTCTCTATAATCTCCTGGAATAAACATATCGGGTTTATCTATATAAAAATCCATTCCCGTAAAATATAGTCTTTCAGGATTAAATTGTAAAATATCTTTTAATATAATAGGGCCCATTAAAACACTAGGAACAGTATGTTGTAGTTTCTTTATAAGAGTACTTATTCCCCTTACAGGTACAGCCTTAGAATAAATTTTCTCATAGGATTCTTTCAATACTTTAAAGTTAACAAATTGTAATCCATGATCTATTTTCCATCTTTCTAAGGGTAAAGGTCTCATCTCTCTATGGAACTGAACATTACAATATAGAATATCCATTTTAGAGCCATAATCTTTTTTAAACTCTTTATTTTTAAGTAAAAGAGAAGCTCCATTAGTTCTTACAACTAAATCAAATTCTTCATCTATCCATCTACCTTTATTTTGATCTTTTAGAGTAGGGGCTGGTCCAACAAATATAACTTTTTTACCTTCGATAAGATTCTTATATTTTTCTTCAATATCCATTACTTAACCTTTTTTACCCAACTTGTATCAGGAAATATTTTATCAGGTTCGCCTAGTAATTCGTTTACTGCTTTAATAACTCCAGGAAATTTTCCTTGATAGTCGTGTCCAGTTATAAACCCACCTTTTTTAATTTTTGGTAGCCAAAGTTTAATATCATTTTTGACCCCCTCACGTGTATGAATTGCATCTATATAAGCTATAGCTATAGACTTATCTTCAAAAAGATTAACTGCCTCATTCGATTTCATTTTAAGTTTTCTTATATTACTATATCTACTACACAATTCGTCAAACTGATTTTCTATTATTCTCATACGATATTGATAAGAAGCAGCATCATTTTTATCATATCCATTAATGAATGGATCGATACAAATAACTTGATTAAAATGTTGAGCAAATATTTCTGAAGAATCTCCTACATAAGATCCTATTTCGACTACTTTTTCTATAGGAAAATCTGAGTTCTTTTTTACATATTCAATCATCTGTTTGAGGCCGATTTTTGCATTTTTACTATTGCGAATCGATATCTTTTCCATATTCCACCTTTAAATTTTCTTCTCTCATAGCGTTATTAACTTGTTCCTCAATACTATATGAATCATTCATTAGCTCAGAAGTTTTTATTTTTAACCAAGTTTTAAATTTTTTATTTTCAGTTAGTCTTTTAAAAGCATTTCTTAAGTTTTTATCTCTACTTTTTTCTTCCTGTCCAGTTACAATAACTCCACTTTCCGGATGTTTAATTCTGCAACAGTTTTGATGTTTATTTCTATGTTGACCACCTGCTCCTTTTCCTGAAAACCAAGTAATTTCTAAATCTTTTTTTGTAACAGAAAATAATAATTCTCTACTCATTCTTTACATTCCACCAGAGTTTTTCAAGTTCTTCATACCCAAAGTTTATTTTATCCTTTTTCTCTTGCCATGGCTTCTCGCTCACATAGTGAAGAATCTTACACTTAGAAATCTTCTTCCCTTCTTTATACATTAGTTCATTTTTATCATTAAAAAAAAGTTTAAACTTATCTCCCTTCCAAAGTCTTTTTTCACAATCAAACTCCTTTGGAATAAATGCTATTTTATTTTTAAAAAACTGACCTATTGCTTTTTGATCTGGCATACTAAATCCACCTGCTTTAGCTGTATAATCTAGTATGTTTTTATAGATACTATTATTCAAAACTGGTTTATTAAGAACAATACATCCAGTATTCATATCTTTTCTTAAACTATCATTACCTTGAGAATATCCTTTACACCCTCCTATAGTAACAGTAAACTCAAACAGTTTTTTAATATCCTCTAATACTATCATATCTAAATCAAGAAATACAAGTCTATCTACATCATCATATGAAAAAATATCTAACTTATAATAAGTATTCCAAAGTATTTCATGAGTTTTTTCAAAACTTATTTTTTTATAGTTTTCCTTTTTAGGTTTAACAAACTCAATGTTAGAATATATTTCTAAACATTTTTCTTTATTCTTTTTATTAAGTCCTACATCTATTAAACGAAAAGGTAGATCAAACCAAGGATTAGTTTTAAGAAGTGACTTCATAAAAACTTCAAATCCAACCATAAAAAAATCATCGATCATTGAGCATAAAATAATCTTCACTTATACTTCCTCATATGTTTTTTCAAATATATCTGGTTTACAAGGATAATATTCTCCGTTCACTCCTATTATTATATAGTCCCTTTTTTGACATTTCATATCACCTTCTAGAGTTTTTATGACTAAAGTATCACTAGACTCATAAGATAGATGACTATGAAATTCACATAGTTCTTTCACTTCCTCTAAGTTTTCTCCTGTCCATTGTATTGCTTTAATAACTACTGGTTTCTTACGATATTCTTTCCACATCCTATTTTCCTCTTAAACTTTCTCTTTTTATTTCTTCTCCAGGATATAAAGTTCTTTTTTCATATCCTTTAGCAAGCCCTAGTTCAATATCTCTTATTCCTTTTACAAGTTCGAATAATCCATGAGGTTCTACCGAAGCTTTTTGATCACTACCCCAGTTCTCATGGTTAAGAGTAATATGTTTTTCTATCCATTGAATATCTAATGCTACTGCAGGAAATACATCTTTTATTCCATAGTAATGTGAACTATACCCTATTTCTTTTTTAGGATATTTTTCTTTTAACCACTTAATGTACTTTAAATATAAGTCTTCTATTGGAGTAGGATAAACTGAATTTGTATGCATTATTATTTGAGGTTGAAGAATATCTACAGCCTTATCTATTTCCTCTTCAAATGACATTCCAGTTGATAGTATCTTAACATCATAAAGATCCCTTACAGTTTCTAACAGTTCCCAGTCTGTTAGTTTAGCAGAGGGTATTTTAGTTAAGGTATAAAGTTTACTCATTTCTTGGGCAGAATCAATATCCCATACAGAAACAAAACTATCTATTTCATTTTCTTGACAAAAATGTACAATATATTGATATTGTTCAAAACTAAATTCGATATCCTCTTTATATTGTAAGTATGTGGTTTCTTCTTTTCTCCAAGGGACTTTTTTAGGTTTTGTTTTTTGAGCATCTGGTACAGCTATATCTGGATTTCTTTTTTGAAACTTAACATAGTTACATCCTGCAACACTTGCTAAGGAAATAAGTTTTTGAGCATTTGAAATGAATTTATCTTTATTATTTCCAAAAGCATAATTGATTCCCACTTCTCCAATGACATTAATCATAAAAATACCCTACCAATACTTTTTTATTATTATATTAGTAGGGTTGAATAACTTTAAAAATTTATAAACTTGATAGAGTTCTAACTACTTTGAAATAATATCTTTCCCCTACAAATCTATTTTCTTTTACTCTGTTAATACCTATATTATAGGCTTTGATTGTAAGTTCCCAATCCTTAAAATAACAATATAACCAATAGATATAATTGATCCCTACTTCTAGATTATGGTAAGGATTCCAAGGGTCAAAGGATTGTTGATATTTCCAAAACTTTTGTTCATAGTAACTTATATACAAAGGATTGAGTTGCATAAATCCTATATCACCTGTTATTCCTTTTATATTTCTCCAGTTAGATTCTACTTCTATAATACTTATTACTATATCAGTAGGAATCCCCAGTTCTTTACATTTTTGATCTACAAAGTCATAGTAAGAAGTAGCAAAAAGCAAAGAAGAAATAAATAGTAATATAGTTACAAAAATCATTTTCTTCATTAAAAGCTCCTTAAAATTTTATAAAGTTAGAATTTAGATAATCAATAGGATTAACAGGTTTTCCATTATATTGTATTTCATAATGAAGATGTCGTCCAGAAGATCGGCCTGTACTCCCCATGACACCTATCACTTCTCCTTGCTTAATGTCTTTTTTACACCAACAGTAAATACCTTTTAAATGAGCATACATTGTTATATATCCGTTTCCATGATCTATCTTAACCATTTTTCCGTAGATAGGATGTCTTGCCCATACTTCACAAACTTTTCCTTTAGCAGTAGATAAAATTTCAGTATCTGCATCTCCAGATATATCTATCCCATCATGAAATAGTAACTTGTTTGTCAAAGGATAATATCTAACTCCATAAGGAGAAGTTATTCTTACATTTTCATGATACTCAACTGGGAAGATACATGGTATACTTTCCTTAATAATAGCTCTTGTACTAAAAAAGTTTTCTACATACTGCAAGTATTGATTAAAGTCTTCTGTTTGATTTTGTATAGCTTCAATAAGATGATCAATTTCCTCTGCCCTAACTTGGTTGATATTTACTCCGCCTGTTTGATACCTTTCTTTCTCACAAAGGGAAAGAACAATATGATTTAATGTTTCCCTATATTCTTTTTCACTAGAGTTAGTTCTTTCAGTAAGTTTTACAATTCGAGTATTTCTATTTTCTAAAGCTTCTCTATATTTTTGTTCTTGTTCATCTAGTTTATTTGTATAATAAACTCCAGTATCTATAAAAAGCCAAAGAAGGAAGTAAACAATAAACCATACTTTACTAAATTTTTTCATTTTCATAGTTTCCTCCTATATAGTTTATTAGTATATAACATCCTTATCTCTTTCAAGAAATTTATGATATTCATATTTAAGGCTTCGTTTATAATCATAAATAACTTTAGATTGAGGCCTTCCTTTTTCGTTTTTAATTTTATTGCCATTTTCATCTAACAAATGCACTTGTCTTGTTCCGTGGACTACTTGATGAAATCTTGGGTTTGCAACTTCAACTGCTTCACAAGCTTCACCTTTTTTTACATTACCGCTCATTAATAATACAAGGGCTTCTCTTAACCACGGTTTATCTAATTTACTAATGAACTTCATAACTAAGTTATGGTTGTATTCTTTTTCTTCTTTAGAAATTCTATCATCTTCGTAACATTGTTGAATGTAATCAATTTGATATTCGTATTTATTATCTTCGTCCGAAGAAGGTACATATGGACTACTTTTAACTTTTACTTTTTTTACTTCTCTTTGATTTTTATTTCCTTTACAATAATAGTTCAAATGACTTGTTTGTAAGTCTTCGTGTCTTTTCATAAGGCCCATAAGATTTTTAAGTCTATGTTTATAAACCCAAACGATTTTCCAAGAAGGAGTTATTCTGTCAAGATCAGCTTGATCAAAAACTCGTACAAGCTCAAAGAAAGCTTCCTGTTGAAAATCCTCGAAGTTAGAGACTCCTGTGTATTGACAATATTTTCCAGCTATCTTACGTATAAGAGGTTGATATCTCATATACATAACTTCGAGAGCATCTTTTTTTTCTTGATCGTCTCCATTTTGATAAATAGCTATTAAATCGTAGTCACATTTCTTCTGCATTTCCTTTTTCTGCATTTATCTCTTCCTATATACTATACATCAAGTCTTCTAGACCCATTTCTGGAAGCATGATTTCTTTGAATACATCCATAGGATCAAGTCCTTCGTTGTAGAAGTCTTTATAACAAAAATCCTGTAAATTTTCACTAGATAGTCCGATATGAGTCATACAAAGATTATCTATTTCTAACATAAAATCTTCAAAAGTCCCTTTTTTCATTTTCTTATCCCTCTATTTTATATCCTTTATTTTTAGCATAAATTTCAATATTTTTCTTTGCTAATTTAAGGTTCTTTTCAGCTTCCTGATAATTATGTACTAAGTCATCAGGAATGTCAAGAAGTGAACTTTCTCCTTCGTACATTTGGGTTTCCCTTATGCATAATAGAACAGGGTACATTTCAGTATATCCAACATAAACTTTCATATTTACCTCCTCAACAATTCCAGCCGTCTACATCACGACTATCGACCCAATCCCTTTCTCCTGTATCCCTATCTTCTACATAGACAAGAGAACCGTTCCTTTCCAGTTCTTCATATTCTTTTTCTTTGTTTTTGTTTCCTTCGAACATTTTCTTCTCCTACTTACTTAAAAATAACAAAAAAGGCTCAGTATATTTTTTATACTGAGCCTTACTATTTTACAAAATTCCTAATTTTTTAGCTTCAAGTTTTACTTCTTCTGCTACCTCCTTTGCGGTTTTACTACCACTAATGATGTGCAAGTAATCGAAATATGCGGTTCCCCTTGGGTTAATCATACTCCGAACCGAATCGAAAGACAAGTTAGAAGTTATTTTTCTGAATTCCTCTTTCACATCATCAGCTGCCTTTTTGATTTCTGATCTTTTGTCTTCTTGTGGTTTTGTTCCTACCATTTTCTACTCCTATTTACTTAAGATATTAATATTATATATTATCTTTATAGAAAAATCAAGGGCTTTTTTAAAAAAATTTACTTTTTTGCTAAATTTCAGTACCAAACCCCCAAACTTCCCCTTTTCCGTAATAATCTGCTACATTAGACTCAAGCTCTTGAGGAATTCCCTTATTTTCGGGTCTATCTCTTTCAAATATTTCTTTAGATATCTCTAAAAACTCTTTTAACTCGTCTTTATGAACATAGGATATATTTGCATCATGAACATTTCCACAAAGGTGAGTTTCTAAGTTATTCTTTTTGATATATTTATTTTGTTCACCCATTAATATATTCATATATACTGACTCAAAATTTTGTACAGGAGAGTTAAGAGCAATATTTTTCCAGTTTTTAACCTTGCCTTTTAGATCATGTTTCCCTTGATAAGTTAGTTGAGGAAGTCTTCTTACCGCCCCAAAAGGTGAAACAACATATCCTTTTTCTTCAGCCTCACTAGATTGTCTTTTAATCCATTCCTCTAAACCAGGATATCTTTCAAAAAACTTCTTTCTTATATCAGCTGCTACCGCCCAAACATTAGCAAACTTTCTCTTATCGTCTATATTTGCAAAAAATTCTCCCTTATCTCCATCAAAGGCTTTATCTTTATCTTCACCTATTCTATCCCCTTTTAAAATTCTAAGAAAGAACTTTACCCTTTCTTGAAGATTATATCTTCTAACATACTCAACTATATCTTTGTAAGGCCATTCCTTTTCAAGACCTAGTGCAAAAGAATAAGCAACTGTCCCGAATAAGAAACCAAAATTTACAGCCTTAGCTTTAAATCTTATCTCTTTTATTTCTTCGTTTCCTTCAGCCTTTAACTTAAAAAATTCGTTAAGAGAAATATCTCTTTTTAATACAGCTTGTGCTGTCATAGAATGCATATCTCCACCTAACTCAGTGAATACTTTTTTCATTTCTTTATCGCCACTATATATAGCTCCTATTCTTAACTGAAACCCAGCAGCATCTTGTTCAACTATATAATAATCTTCAGAAGGTGGAATAAATATCTTTCTATACCACTTTGCAAGATCTCCATGTTTCGGTATATTTTGACCATTAGGTGCCTTACTCCAGTTTCTTTGAGACTTAGTCATCATAGGTCCGAAGGTACTATGTATTTTCCCATCACTTTTCTTGTATTGAAAAAAACCTTTTTCTATATCTTCGTTATCATTTTCTTGAGATAACCCCCAATCAAAAGTAGAGACTAAGTTGCCTCTATCTATATTTTTATTATCAACTTTTCCTCCTATAAAAGTTTTCATTAAAGTACATAGTTCCCTATGCTTAAGAATTTTGTTTACAATATCTTTATATCCATCTTTTTTCCATTTTTCTAGTTGATCATCACCTGTAAGATAAACTCCGTTCTTCCTAGTTAAGTTAACCCCAAACTTTTTCTTTAAAAAAGAAACAATATTCTTTGTAGGTTTATTTTTAGACCTTCCGTGGTCTTTCCAATCTTTTACTTCTAATAAAGCCCCTAACTCATTACCACTTGTTAATGATAGTTCGCCTTTCTTTAATCCAAAGTAATCTAAAACTTCTTTTTCTAAGTTATCTATTTGTTTTTGTAAATCGCTTGAATACTTTTTCAGCAAGTCCCAATCAATATACATTCCATTAAGTTCTACATCTAGAAATGTATTAACTGATAACATTCTTACTTCATAAAAATATCTAAAAGTATTCCAGTTATTATCTAACTTTAGTTTACTATCTATTTTATCGAAAACTTCTAACTGCCTTTCATATATTTGATATGTAACTATAGCATCCATTATTGCATATGAATAACGAATATTTTTTGGTATTTTACTAAAGTCTTTTTTACATTCGGGATATTTTTCTAAGTATTCATCTAGTTCTCTATCATATCCTCCATATACTGTATAAAGCCAAGCATCTGATTTTAAACTATTTTTTTGCATTTCGTTTATTTGATGACTTCCCGCCCAAGTATCATGGAATATATAAATATTATCTCTCGGTACTCCCCATCTTAAAATAAAAAACTTAGTATCATACTTTCCATTATGCATAATAAGTTTTTTACCTTTAATAAATTCTGCAAAGAATTTTTTATCTACAAACTCACTTGGAAGTAAATATCCTGTTTTCCCATCGAAAGAAATAGTAACTTCTAATATTTCACTTTCAAGATTCCAAGGATCTAAAAACTTTGTTTCAATATCACATGCCATTAAAACATTATTATCTTTCCAGCAATCCAAAAAAGAATCAACTTTCTCTTTTGACTCTAAAATGATTTTTTTAATCCTTTGATTTTTATAAAAAGTATCTTTATCTACTAAACAACTCTTTACTTGTTGATGGAAAAAGTATCTCTCCCATGTATCCTTTAAAAATTCTTTGTTAAATAATGTCTTTAAAGAATCAGTAGGGTAAACATATATTTGGTTATACGGATCATAAAAATAAGTTTTATTTAAAATGTAGTCATAAAATCCAAATAAATCTAAATCATCAGAACCTATTATTCCATATAATGTTCTTCCAACAGCTATAACTTTTTCTTTTGGAGAACAAAACTTTTTTAAATCTAATATTTTATCAAAATAAAATTTAGCTACATTACTTTTTATATCACTATCTTTTATCTTAAAGTTGAAAGGATATACGACTCTTGGCTTTACTTGATTATTCCATACTTTAATATCTTTTACTATTTGATTTATTATAGACTTGTTGTAATATAAATCTAAAAGAATAGTTACATTATAATCTTTGTCTTCGTATAAAATATTATCTTTTATTACATCTTCACTTCTTTTTATATCTACATCTTTAGGTACTGGTCCACTGAAAAAATCCATTTAAGAGGAACTCCTTTGATAAGGTATCTGCATTATATATCCGTTCCATAAATTTATCAAGAAGGGTACTGAGAACTCTCCACCTCCTGCGCCTTTATGTCCTTCTATCCCTACTAAATCTCTAACACTAAAATCACTTTTTTCGTTTGCCCTAACAGAGACTTTTCCATTTACAGCATCTTTTTTCCCTCTAGGTTGAAAAGTATTTATACTAATAACATAATCTAAATCTTCTATCTCTTCCATCAACCTACTACAAACTTGACTAATCTTATTTCTACCCCACCAGATACCAAACTTTCGCCCTTTTCTATCTTCCCTTATTTTTAACATACTTAAAGCTTTTTCAAAAGCTTGATCTTCCTTCATTTTTGCATAACTTATTTTATCTAACTCGTAGTTAGTCCATCGAAATTCATCTCTCCTTAACTTTTCTAGTTGAAGATTAAGAAAAAAGTTGTATTTATTTATATCTCTATCTGGAACTGTATAGTTCATAGTAGACCAAAGAACTCTATTTAAGTTGTTTGCCTCCTCCCAATGTTCAGACTCTTTTCTCCACATATCGTATGTATCTATTAGAGTAACTAAATAATCACTTGTTTTATTTTTAATTTCATCTACTACGAAGTTCTCGTAAAATAGTCTTGTTCCACATTTAGTTATATCAACAAATACTCTTTCATCATCTTTAAACTGTAATGTTTCTTCGTGATGATCAAATGCAAGAAAATCCTTAAAATCTTTACTGAAAAAACTAAATAACTCTTGAGAAACTCGATAGTCAGTAGCAATCAAAGTTTGTTCTTTATCTCCGTGAGGAGCAAGAAGTTCATAATCATTCTCCTCGTAAGAACTCATTAGTATTTTATCATATTCAATATGAGCAAACTTTGATAGAATTACACTTCCGAGACCATCTAAATCTACATTATGTGTTAGTAAAATCATAATTAACCGAAAAATGTAGGCATTTCTGCATCACCTATCTTAATATTGCCATATCCGTTTGTAATATTGCTATACATGTTTCTAATAAATTCAAAAGGTTTATCTTTTTTAAATGCTTCACTTATAGCTTCAAAGATTAAAGCATCAGTTTCTCCGAAGAACTGTTTTTGAAGATCGTAGTTATCAAAATCTACTATTCTATCAATCTTCTTTTTAAGTTCTAATACTTTATACAGATTATGAAAACATATTAGATTATATAGTTGAGTAGAAAATCCCCCTTTACTATTTAGACCTTCAGTAAAAAGTGTATCAAAAGTTACATTCCTACAAAAAGGACATTCACAAGGTAAAGGTACACCTTTTGGAACATCCTTGTAATCGTACTTATTCGAAAAAACTAAATACTTAAATGTTCTTAATACTGAAGAAAATATATATCTTCCATAAGCAGCTGTTAATGCAGGAGAAGAAGAATCGTAAGTTATTGTAATATTATCGTAACCATAATCTTTTAACTTCTTTTGTAAGTAACTTACATAGTAAAGATTATATACTTTTGAGAATCCTAAAATATGAATAATAGTAGGAGTTTTCTTTTTGTTTAGTCTTTCAAACTCACCCTTTTCTTTTAAAAGGAAAAAACTTTGTAAAATATAAAACAAGTTAGAACTAACTGACCCTAAAGACCACCCCCCGTCAAAATCAAAATCCTTAACCGCATTATACCATGTTGTTAAGTGCTCCTTTTTCCTTCCATGAAGTACATTTAAATATCTTACTTTACCAGTTCTATTTTTCATAAAATATTCAAAGTTCTTTACACTCTGCTCTAATCTTTTATTAAAAAAATCCTCGGATATTCTTTTCTTATTTTCTCTAGAAACATAGGGAGGAAGATCTAGGTTCATAGCATAGTTTGAATTATGCTCGAGCCAGTTAAAAATTTTCTCAACTATATCGTTAGAAAAAGTTAAATACCCTGTTGCTAGTTGATATCCTCCGCTATCTCCCATTACAAAAGTTTTATCTAGATCTATTCCCATCTTTTTTGTAGTATCTAATTTTTTATAATAATGACCCGAAGATACTAAAAGAGCATTATAAAAATCCTCACTATCCGGACTAGAGTTATAAAATCTATAAGATTGACCATTAAAACTTTTCCTATCTTTCATCAACCCTTCTGCTGCTGAGGCTGAAAGAGCAGGTAGATATATTGATTTTCTGTTTTTAAAAAACTCATCCTTAATCATTTGTCACTCCCTTATAAATATTATCGAATGTACAATAAACTTCTTGAAGAAAGTTTATATTTTCATACATGCTTTCCTTATAAGCATTATAGTTTTTAACTTTTTCGATCAAAAAGTTTAATAACTCACTTTTATGTAGTTTATACGATTCGAAAGATTTTGTCCAGTCCGAAGGATATTTAAATGTATTATAATACATTTCTTTGTAGCTTAACCTATCGGGAATAACAGGAATACAATTTAAATAAAGTCCTTCGAAAGTTCCGATCCCCCAAGTTTCTTGTAAGTTAGCAGAAAAAACTATTTTAGACTTTGCTAATATCTTATGATATTCCTCCTTAGATAGTTTTCTCTCTTGACAGAATATTACTTTTATTCCCTCTTCACTTAAGTTAGAAGCTAAATCTTTTAAAATTTCCGGTTGTTTTTCTCGAGACAATCTATGAGGAAAAACTACTAAATCTTCTTTCTTTTCTTTTTCAAACTTTTGTAAATGATTAAACTCATAAGGGAATCCAGTTACTTTAATCCTTTTAGGATACTCAATAAAAAGGTTTTCTTCGATTAGCTCTTTATGATAGTTAGTAGCTACGAAAGATTTATCATAAATATCTTCAAATAAACTCTTTTCAAATGTTCTAAAATGATCATAATAATCACCTAAAAGATCGTTAGGATCATAACTTCCTGCGTGCCAAATTCCATAAATTTTACCCTGTATATTATTAAGGTCTAACATATATTTAATAGCTACTGATCCATAATGCCATGCATCATAAAATAAAAAAATATCTCCGTCTTTAACTTTATTATTATGAAAAAGTTTACTTACTTTAATAATTTGTTCAGACTTCCAAATATTTGTTTTACATACATCTAAAAAATTTTTATTATTCAAGTTACCAGCAGATAGAGTATCTCCATCTATTTGTACTGTAGCTACTCCTTTCTTATCAAAATAATCTTTAATCCACCTTTTCCATTGTCCAGTATATCTTGTTTCAATGGATTCTAAAGTTATTAAATAAACTTTCATATTATAAACTCCCTGTATTTTTAAACTTAATTAAATCAGATAAGAAAGAATAAATCAATCTTATCGGTGATCTATAATAACATTTTCTACATTTTTCAGGTAAAAATTCTTTCCCTAAATGTTGATCTCTTAATAGTTGCATTTTATCTCCGTTCCAAATATCTTCTAATTTAGTATTATATAAGTTACCTAAAGGTAGTTCCTTTTTAAAATCAAAACAACAAGGTACAACTATTCCATCAGCTTTAATCGAGACCGATAAAAATGGATTAATACAAAATCCCTTCTTCCCTACGTAAAAAGAACTACTATCCTCTCTTTGTTCTATAAAACAGTCATCCACATACCTTATAATAATATTATCTTTAAGAAAATCATTTTTTATTAAAAAATCATATAGCTTATCTTTACTTTCTTTAAATTTTTCTTTAGTCCAATCTGAGTATAATAATTGTACAAATACTAAAACATTAGGAGAAACATGTTCCATCAAAAATTCAAAGTTAGATAAAAAACTTTCCCACTTATTAGGATATCTAGAAACTTCGTATAACTCCTTATCAAACACATCAAAGGATATAGTAAGGCTATCTAAACTGTTATATGTTTTTAATAACTTACTATCTATTTTTTTAGCTAAGTTAGAAGACATACCTACCATAGTTCCTGTACTTCGAATTTTATAGATTATTTCAAGTAGATTAGGATGTAGAATAGGCTCTCCTGACATTTGTAACTCAGTATAAGGAGTATCCCTTAAATAATCATTCTCTATTATTATATCTAAAAGATCCATTTTAAGATCTTGTTTATTAGTCATTTCTTTATTAAGGCACATAGGACATTGTAAGTTACATCTTTCTGTAACTTCAATTTGATATATATAAGGATATTCAACATTAGACATAAAGTTATCTAAGTCTTCAAAATACTTATTTTCCATATTCTATATAACTCCCGTTCTCATTATCTTCTGATACTTCAATTCTAATTTCTCTATTAGGATACTCTTTTCTTATAAGATTATATAGATCATCACTAATCATTTCACAAGATCTATGGTTAAAATTTCTTGATGATATTAAAGAATTTATAAACCTTTTAAAAAGTATAAATTCTATTTCTCTATCATTCGAAAAAACTTCTATCCGTACTTTTAAATGAAATATATGTCTATGTTCATTTCTTAGAAATGCAACTTCTTCTGGAGCATAAGGGTAATAATGAGTCCCTTCGAACTGAGTAGTTATCCAAATAAATTTTTTCATTAGCTTTTATTTACCATATCAAAAAATTCTTTTCTTGTAGAAGACTTTTTCTTAAACCCACCTCTCATATCACTTGTCTTCATCCAACTATCACTTTCTTCTACTCCTCTAATAATCATACACTCATGTTGAGCTTCAATATAAACTGCACATCCTTTTGGTTTCAGTTTATCTTCCATATAGTCAGCAATTTGTTTTGTTAGTTCCTCTTGTATTTGAGGTCTTCGCATAAACCAATTAACAATCCGAGAAAGCTTAGAAATCCCACAAACATAATCTCCAGGAATGTAAGCTAAATACGCCTTTCCTCGAAACGGAACAACATGATGCGAACAAAGACTTTTAATTTGTATTGGTCCTAAAAATATTATTTCGTCGTACTTCTTTGTATTTTTAAAAACAGTCATTTTAGGTTCTTCTGTATAACATCCAGACAATAGTTCATTAATCATCATTTTTGCCCAACGGTTAGGAGTATCTTTAATTTGTTGATCTTCTAAATCAAAGCTCATTATATCAAGAATTTCTTTAAATTTTTCTGAAACCATACGAATCATATTACTTCTACTTACATTATTAATAACTTTATTACCATTACTAGGTATCATTTAAACTCCTCTCTTATCATTAAAAAATAGAACATGAAGCCTTGCACTCAAGTTCCATTTGTTACCTATAATAGTATTATAATACTTTTCTACAATTTTATAAAGAGCTTCTCGATGAGTTCCTACAGGTTGTATATAAACTTTCTCATCTGGAATATTATATCTACTTTGAACATCTTTAACATAATCAATATCACTATCATCTTGTAAAAGAAACTTGACACAATATCTATCATACCTTTTTAGCTCTCTTAAAAGATGAGGTTTTGTATCTATAATAGAATCTTGTTTTATATTTTCTTTGGGGGAAATATTAAACTGTACCCCTCCATGCATAAATCCGTACAATTCATCTGGAACAATAGTTCCGTTTGTTTCTATCTCAACAGTATTTTCTATTGAGCAAATAAAATCATATAGTTTATCTATATAAAGAAAAGGCTCTCCACCAGTAAATACAATATTACTATTCCTTTCTTCTACTACTCTTTTTAAATAACCTAGCTCAAAAATATGTTCCTCATGTTGCCTACTTGCAAAAGTAGAATCACATAGAGTACATGACAAATTGCACCCCGAAAAACGAATGAAAAGAGAAAGCTTCCCTTGAGTTGAACCCTCCCCTTGAAATCCATAAAAAGGTTCTTCTGCTAATCTAACTAACTTACCCATTCAAAATCTCCATATTGTGCCCAAGTTTCTTTCCCTACTGCTGTTTCGTATATTCTAACACAAAACTCTAAACTTGGGTAATCTCTTTTTAGCAAATCATAAATAAACATAACTAAGTTTTCAGCTGTAGGATTAAAGTTAACAACGTCATTAATATATCTATGATCAAGTTTTTCTTTAATATCCTTTACTTTTCCAAAATCAAAAATAATACCTACTTTGTCTTGATCTTCTGGTGTTCCTTTAATCCAAACTTTTACAAGCCACGAGTGGCCATGGATACGTGAGCATGCCCCATTATAGAGTTCTAACTTATGTGCTGAATCTATAACAGTTTCTGTATGAAGTATAATTTTATTTTCAGGCATTACTAATCTCCTTTACTAGTTCAAAATCCTTTTTCCAACTTTCCCAAAGTTCATTATTTTCTTCTTTTAAAATTTTACCTCCGTTTCTTACTAGATACGAAGGATGATATGTTGGAATAACTTTCATATCTAAATCTATATCATTTATAACTTGCCCTTTATATCTTTTTATTCCTTTAAGTTTAAAAGCTCCTAAAGCATTAGCTCCAAGAGGAACAATAATTTTATATCCAGCTTCTTCTCTTAAATATTTAAACTCTTGAAATAACCCATGAGAACATAAACTTATTGCTTCAGGTAAACCATCTGCATTAAAGTTATTTTGAGGTGGTCTACAAATAATTCTATTTGTAATCCAACAGTAATCTCTATGTATTCCAACCTCATGTAATACTAAATCTAAAAGCTTTCCCGATTGTCCTACAAAAGGTTTTTTCTGCCTGTCTTCCTCTACTCCAGGTGCTTCTCCTAAAAAGATAATACCACTATTAAAATTTCTATCTTCGTCACCCCTTCCAAATACTTTATTCATAGAATTTAAAGGACAATCTTTACAATTTGTATATTTTGTTCTATTAAATTCTATCATTAAAATTTCTCCTTTATAATTTTATTAACTATAGGATGAAGAGAATTATATAGAAAATATGAAAGTTTGTTAATAGGACAAAATTTATATCCATTTATTTCAGGTATACCTTTAAAAGGGATAAAAGATGTACATCTTAAATCCTCAATTTTAAACTCTCTTTTCAAGTTTTCACTTCTATAAAGATAAAGTTTTAGATCCTTTTTAGGCTGATATTTAAACTTTCCTAACTCTTCAATCTCATCAGGAAGTAAAACTATGCCACTCTCCTCCTCTAATTCACGAAGAGCGGCCTTAACTGGATTTTCCACTCCAAACATAACCCAGCCTTTAAAAATATCGTAGCCGTTTCTTTCTGGCTTTCCGGAAGCATGTCCTATAAGGACATAACTTCCATCACTTAGAACTACTCCAGCACTTGTCTTTTTCATATTTACTTATACAACCTTTACGTTAGATCTTGTAAGATTAAAATGATCTCCGTCCTTGTAACTAATAACTCTACCTTTGTTTCCAAAAAGGTAGGAAGAAAGTTGCTTCTGTTTACCCTTTTCGTAAAGATACGGAACTAAAGTTCTTTTTGTTCCGCCCTCTGTCTTTACTCCAATAGGAAGACCTTTTACTTTAGAATAATCTTCTCTACTAAGTCTAACTTCAAAATCACCATACTTTTTTGACAAAACCTTAATTGTTTTCATTTTTTTCTCCTTCGAAATATATTTTTAATATTATATACTACTTACAGAATTTCATAAAGAGTTGCCAGTGAATATTTTCTTCCACTCCTCTTGTGTTAGATAATCTTTGCTAAAGATAGTATCGTCTAGGTCTTTTTTATTCCGTAAAGCAGTTTCAACCCTTTCCTCTAGTGTATTTTCACTTATTATTGGATTTATTATAACTGGTTCTGAACTTCCTATTCTGTGAAATCTTTTTATAGACTGACTCCAATCTAAGTAAGAAAAGTTTCTAGAAAAATAAATAACTCTTGTACATTCTGTTAAGTTAATAGCAGTAGAAAGGACCATAGAAGATCCTACAAGCAAGTTACAATTTTTATCATGTTTAAACTTTTCTATAGTTTGATCTCTATGTTCGTCTTTACTTTTTTCTTTTGGAGTACTTCCCCCATGAATAAAAACTGGATTATATTTTTTATATCGTTCTACTATCTGTTCGATAGTTAACGGATGGTAATCCATTATAGCCACTTTCTTTTTTTGTTCATTTAGATATTCCTCTAAAAGACTATCTACTATACTAAGTTTAGCATGATGCTTATTGTCAAATTTAAATTTTTCAATAAGCTTGTTTAGTTTAGAAGAATATACAGGATCTACTTTCCCTTTTAGCAAACAAGCGTTTTCATATGCTTGAACTATAAAAGCAAACTGGTTAAAAACTTTTTTAGGAACAAGTCTGCCTTCATTCTCCTCTTTTACTTTATAAATAACATAATTAACAATATGTTGATATATTTCTTTTTGAATATCAGTAAGTTCTGTATAATATGGTTTAATCATTAGATCAGGAAGTTCTAAAACTTCGTTAGACTTGTATCTAGTAACTAAAGGGCTTATCTTTTTTTGCTCTTCCTCTACTTCTTCACTTTTGTATCCATTATCTCCCTTTTCTTTATTAACAGCATAAGCGCTAAATCTATTTCCAATATGTGCTACTTTTCCTATCCAATGATAATAACTTTTTTCAGGAATAACTTTTTCATCTAAAAATCTAATCTGGGAATATATTTCTCCAAATTCATTAGGAGTAGGTGTACCAGTTAAAAGATATCTATATTCAAAATATTTTTTATGAAGAGAAAGAACTTTTGTTTGTCTTGCCTGCGGGTTCTTTGCATTGTGACTTTCGTCAAGTATTATAGCTCTACTAGTTCCCCACTCATTCCAAGGAATAGTTGGTTTAATATATTTTGTTGATTTTCTATTATTCTTTTTTTGATAATAATCATCCGACAAAGTTAGAAAATGACGATATGTCATAACATATACAGGTTTTTCTAAATCTTGTAAGGGATCTCTGTTTTTATTTGCAGTTGATATTAGGATACTTTCGTTATCTTCAGCAAAAGTAGAAAACCTTTTTAGTTCTCTTCTCCAGTTGTAAAGAGCTTCACCAGGACAAACAACTAAAACTTTATTTATTTTATTTTGTTTAAAAAGTTGATTTAATATGGAAACTACGATGAACGTCTTACCTGTACCCATCTGCAAAAATAATCCGTATCTATTTTGACATATACCTTTTTTGATACAGTCTATTTGAAAATCTTCGTAAGGAGGTTTCCCTTTTATAGAAGGAAGTTTGACACTATCTAAATCAAGTTTATTTCTAAAAAAATAAGTTTGATCTAACTCTAATTCTTCTTTTTCTGCAAGTTTGCTTAATTTATTAACATTTACTTTTCCTGGTTCAATACTTTGGAGTATAGGTAAAACTTTATCTTTAAATAGTTTAGGAGAAGATGTAGTCCATACTTTTTTCCTACTATTGAATATTAATCCATTACTTTTCATAATGGATTTATAGTCATCGAAATTTTCTCCTGAAAAAGATACTTCTATTTCATTTTCAATAATATTTACTTCCCACATTTCTATTTCCTTTTTAAGTATACTTCTGGTGGCTTTAGAAATCCGTTATAGCCTTTTTTCTTAGCCTCCTTTTCTTTTAAATAAGTATATACTCTTTTATCTATTTCATCAAGTTTAAATCCTAAAGATTTATAGATTATTTTAAGTTGTTCTGGTCTATATTGTCCTTTACTAGTACATTCTTTTACAAATTTTTCATCTAACTTAAAAAAAGACACAAGTTGATAATTTAATATTAATCTATTTTTTTTCTCTTTAAACTTATTTTTCCAAGTTTCATTTAAATAATCTATTATATTTAAGTTATCAAATACATCATAAATATCTTTATAATCATCTACAAGCCTAATGAGTTTCTTTGTAGGAAACCGTTCTACTCCTATAGGAATTCCATCGGAAGAATCTCCTTTTATTGTTTTATAAAGTACTATTTTATCTAGTGTAGGTTTAAATCCGTATTTTTGAAGAAATCTTTTATCGTCAAATATTTCTTTTTTCATGTACTGATGAATATTTTTTGATATAAGTCTACTCCAATCTAAATCTTCACTTATAAGAAGTTTATTGCTATCTTTTGGGATATTTTTTAAGACATAAGGGACTATATCGTCAGCTTCGTACCCTGTTCCATATATACAATATAAGTTATTATCATAGTTTTCTAAAATCAATCTTAAGTAGTCTATACTTCTATAAAAAGACTTAGGTCTTTGTTTTCTATTTTCCTTGTAAGCAGGATCGATCATCTGTTGTCGAAGGTTCGACTTTGTAGTAGCGTTATCAAAAAGAAAATAAAAAATAGTATCCTCATGAGTAAAATCTCTTTTCCATTTTTCAAAAGACTTCAGAAATCCTTGTATTCCTCCAGTAACAATAGTTTTAAGACCTACTTGATGAGTTTTCTCTTTATGTATTTCATAGTTTCGATAGTACCAATTATTTGAGTCTACTATGACGAAATCGTATTTCATTATTCCCCTAACATATCCCGTAAGTAACCCTGAAATACTGTTTTTAGAAACTCTGGATTTTTATTTAACTGATCTTTAAATTTTTCTACATCATGAACTTCTTCAATATCATTTTGTTCTTTTACTTCCTCTCCCTCTTCGATCATATTATCATTATCTTCGACATACTTTAATACATCATCTAGTTCTTGTTGAGTTAGTCCGTATTCCTCAGGATTATTTTTTATTTTCATCTCTAAATCAAAATAAAAATCGTTTATTTCTATTTCAAGTTCTTCAAAATCTTTATGCCAGGAAGCATTAACTTCCTCTATAAATTTTGGATTAAAAGTTTCCTCTAAAAAACTTCTTAAAAATACAATAACTTCTTGTGGACAAAAAGGCTTGTCCAAACTAAATCTATAAGCTACTCCAGAAGAATCTCCATCGATATGAGACAATTTATTTTCCACTTTTATAAAACTACTTTCCATACAGTTCCTCACTTGGATAATAATGCAATACTGATCTCTTTCCATTATCTTTTGTCCAAACTTGAAGTTGAGCTTCTTTAAGATGATTAAAACCTTCGTTACTTGCCCATTCACTTAAGGAAACAAGTGATGGTAGAGACACAATTTTTGTTTTTTGAATTTCATCCATTCTCTCTTTATGAAGATGTCCTGTATGTATTTCAGTAAACTTAGCCTTGTTCCACAAGTTTGGAACATCATTTGCCATAATAAGTGGGTATTCATTTAACTTTCTTTTCTTAATTTGATGTAGAAATCCTATTAAACTATTTCCGTATAAAAAATATTTTTTTGTCGAAGGTGAGTTATCTACTGTTACATTTTCACAATCTTTAAACCATGCATATAATACTTCACCCAGATAATATGCTTTTTCGTAATCATGGTTTCCGGGTATTACTAGAAGTGTAACATCAGCAATAGATAACATTTTTTCTATAACTTTTACTAGCATTTTCCATGCATTAGTAAAAGACTTTTTACCTCTATCATCTTCACTTTGGGGAGTACCTCTAAAAGTTGTATTTAAAGCAGAGTTAACATTAAAGAAATCATTTCCTATAGGAAATAAAAAGTGATCAACTTTATACATTCTAGTTACATTAGATACTAAATGTTCTACCGCATCAACAAACATCCTTTCCGCTATTTTAATATCATAATCTCGATCTAATGTTTCCTTAGCCCAAGAAAGCTGACCAAAGTGTAAGTCAGGAACAGATACTTCTGCTAGTACCCCTTCTTTAGTCGAAGAATCTCTTTTAATCTTAGGAAATTTAGGCGAATAATTCAGAGCTTCTTTTCTAAACTCATCGAGAATAACTTTTTTAATAGGATCAACTCTAGGGACAAACTTTGCTTTAACTTGATAGTTAGTATATGTTTGAGGTCCTTTTCCTCCTGTAGCTTTATTACCCATGGAAACTTCCCAAGAGTTACTTTCATAAGAAGCTACTTTCCACTCAGTCATATCAACTTCGGAATATTGAATAAGATCTTCGATAGTTTTAATATGAAGAGACTTTGTAGTAACTGTTAAGTTATTTCCTTCTACTTTCTTTTGAACAACTGTCTTTCCAGGAGTACTTTCTACTTCTTTGTCTGCTTCTATGTTTAACTTTCTTAAAGCTTCTGAAACATAGATATTAAATCTTTGTCTATTTACAGGGTCCTTTCTTACTTCTGTAGTATGTCTTTTATAGTTTGATCTAACCCATTCAGGTCCCTCACTTTCAACAAAATGAAAAACCCATTCTCTAGATGATCTAAAATCTTTACTCATACAAACCTTACCTTTTATTAAATTTCTTTTTCGCTCTTCTTTTTTTAAACCTTTTATGTAGAGTTTCTAAAGTATACCCTTTTTTATTAGAAGCTCTCTCATTTGCTCTTCTTGTTGCTCTATTTTTTAAGTTAGGCATAGTTATAAACTTTCTTGTTATAGGTTGTTCTTGACCGTTTCTAATAGTTCTGTAAGTAATACTATAAGCTGAATCTTCTATTTTTCTTACATCATAATATTTTCCTTTTGGGATATTTTTTTGAATATCCTCATGATCAAAAGTTTTACCTCGAAGTTCATTTTCAGAATAAAATAAAATATTATTGATTATTCTCATACTAGTTACCTCTTTTATATCTTCCCAGCTTTTTATTATTTTTATCTACTTCATAAAAAAGTTTTAAATCCCTCATTTTCCTTTCGAAAAGTAACCATCTTTCAAAAGGATCATATATTTCAGTAAGAATAGTTTTAAGAAAAGATGTTACAGGCATTCTAATATGGGATCTATAAAGTTTATCTTCATCTACATCCCTTAAAAGTATTCCATCTTCGTCAAGGAGAACTTTTTCTATTCTCCAAGTTATTTCTATAGTTTCTAATACTCCCCCTTTAGGAGTAATATCATCTACTGAAATTTTATTTTCAGCAACTAAATGGTTTAACTTTTCAGCACTATAAATTTTTTCTTCTTCGTAAACTTGTTTCATTATTGGATAATAGTTTTCTTGTAATATTTTTTTAATCTCGAAAATATTTTCCTTAACATCTATAGAATAATCAAATTCATATTCGAATAGTTTTGTTTTTTCGGAATCTCTTAAATTTTTATAAGAATAGATAATCACTTTGTTCGGCGTATAATACGGATGAATAAAAAGGGGAACTCTATTACAAAAATTCTTAAACCTTTTCTTAAACTCTTCAAAAAATTCTTCAGTGTTAATTTCATTTTGATCAATTACCATAATACATATTCTCCTTAAGTTATTTTTACATATGTCTATTATATTAGTAATCTAAGAAGTAAGTAGAACAGTTGAAATCTTCTCATCACTATTTCCTCCGACTTCCTGAACTCTAACAAAATGATAGTTTCCATTTTCGTCAATTCCTAACTGAAGTTTTACATTATCAGAAACAAATGTATTTAAAGCTTGACTCATATTTTTTCTAGGGAATGTGAATGTAAAGTCTTGCATATTTTTAGATATATAACCTATATCTGTGAAAGATCTTTTCCCAGAAGAATTATCACTATCGTCAGTTCCCTCTACTTCTATCTTATCACTATAACAAGAAGCTACTATAGGTTCATTAATTGAACCAGATACAAAAATTCCAAAAAAGTCAATCATATCTCTAAATGAAGATCTTACAACTTCTAAAGAAAGATCGCCTGCCTTAGTAATCGAATTTTCAAGTTCAGATAGTTTATCATCATCTGGCAAATAAACATCAGCTATAGGTTCAGAGATTACTTCAAATGTATCGTCTTGACCACAAAAAGCAAATCCGTTGTTTTCTTCGTTGTAGTACAGCTTTAGTTCATTATTTCCTTTTCCAAAAAGATCAAAAAGCAGATATCCAACATTATCACTAAGATCAATAGTAAAATCAATATTGTTACTTAAAGTGTTTTGATAAATACAACTTCCGTTTGAGGAAACAATAGTACCTTCAGAAATCCTAACAACATTCATGTTTTTATCATTAAAATGGTTAGGCTCTCCTACAAACTGTAATGCTCTTCCAATAGATACAAGATCTTGTTCTTTTAACTCTAAAATAACGTTATCGTTATTATTATAATCAAAAGTAAATCCCAAATCTTTTGCGTCTTTTTCGATATATAGTTTAAATCTATCTGAATTTCCATAAAAAATATAATCTTTATCTATTACTAATTCTTCGTATATAGCTGTTATAGCTAACAATCTTTCTATGTCTACTCTAAAAGGTTTAAGGTCTTCCTTATTTTCTTCAACAATATCAAAAGAAAACTTAAAGTTAAAGTCTGATCCTATACATGAACAAATTCCGTTATCTGGATCAAAAAACATATTTGCTCTATTTGAACTTTCATTATCCTTTGCTCTATTAATTACTGAGCTGTATAAGTTAAACTTTTCTGTAGAAATCTTCATTTCATTTCTCCTTTTGTTTTATTTTTTCTACTCATTACTATTATATACTGCTTTGTTATTTTTATAAAGAGGAGATACTTCTACTAAAATAATATGAACGAAAACAACATACAATCAATCAAATATATACTAGCTTTTCCAAAACATAAAGATAAGTGGAGATACTACTTAAACAATAATTTTGAAAACTCATATTACTTAAAAACAGAACCTTTAAAAAAATTTATACTTACACTAGTACAAGAAAAAATCAGTCATAATCTTGATATATGTTTTGCTAAGTTTCAACCATTCTTTATAGATGTCGAAAATAACAAACTTCATGAGGTAACAATAAACTTAGAAAAAGCAAAAGAAAAATATGCTAAAGAATTTTGGAAAAAAGAACAAAATGTATCAAGAGTCATGAAAAAGAAAAAACAAATGGAAAAAGATAAAACTAAAAACTTTTATGAAGTTCCCTATGCTGATAAAAATGAAAAAATCATAGATCAAATACTTTCTAAAAATAATTCTTTATAAAATTTTCTTTCTTGTATATAATATACTAAAAAATACACTTAAAGGAGATATTAGTGAAACAGAATATTACTTTTAGTCAAAAATTTAGAGAATTTCTTTGGCCTCTTAGTGACGAAGAATATAAAAATTTGGAAAGAAGTTTATTAGAGAACGGATTTGATACAAGTATCTATAGTCCGATTGTAATATGGAATAATATAATTATCGACGGACATAATAGATATGAAATATGTAAAAAACATAATATTGAATTTCAAATAAAGGAAGTTAGTTTCGAAAATGAGGAAGAAGCTAAAATTTGGATCATAGATAATCAACTTTCCCGCCGTAACCTCGATGACTGGAAAAAGTACATCCTCATCAAGCGGAAGGAGGAAATGTATGCGAAGATAGCGAAGGAGAGAATGTCTACCGAAGGTAAAAAAGGTGGGAACAAAACAAAGTTTGAATATAACTCTAATTTATTAAATTTAACTAATAGTAATAAAAAGGGTTTCTTAGAAAATAAGAAACCCTTATCGAATACTACTCCACCCCCCTCATCCTCTAAGCCCGCATCGGAGCCTCAGGAGAAGCAGACGGAAAAGGAAACTGAAAAGAATGATAAAACTGAAAGTACCGAGGGTAAAAGAGAAGATAGATTCCATGTTAGAGAAAAAATAGCAGAAGAATTAAAAGTATCAGCATCAAAAGTAGATCAACTAAGATTTATTGATAAATATGCTGATGAAAAAACAAAACAAAGATTAGAAAAAGGGGAAGTAAGTACTCATCAAGTATATAAACAAATAAGCAAAGAAAAACAAAAAGAAAAAATAAAAGAAAAATTAAAAGACACATCTAAAGAAATTGAAAATAAAAGTAAAGAAAAAAAGTATAGAGTTATTTATGCGGATCCACCTTGGAAATATGCTGAAGAGCAACATGGATCTATAGGTACTCAAGAAAAAGTCCTTAATACACATTATCCTTCAATGACTATTCAAGAACTCTGTGAACTCCCTATTAGTAAATTATCTGAAAAAAATTCAGTTTTATGGCTATGGGTAACTTCACCTCTCTTAGAAGAAGCTTTCGAAGTTATAAATGCCTGGGGGTTTCAATATAAAACTTCTATGATATGGGATAAAATAAATCATAATGTTGGAAATTATGTTTCTGTTAGACATGAGCTTCTCTTGATTTGTACAAAAGGTAGTTGTACTCCTGACAATAGAAAATTATTTGATAGTGTACAGTCTATCCAAAAAACAAAAAAACATTCTCAGAAACCAGAAGAGTTTAGAAAAATTATTGATACCATTTATACTTATGGTAATAAAATTGAATTATTCTCTAGAGGAAGCTTGCCTAAAGGATGGGATACTTGGGGAAATGAAACAGATAACATAGAGAAAAAGGAAAAAATTAATGGAGATAAACCTAAAGAAAAATGAAATTACTTTAAGAGAAATTGGAGAACAATATCAGGAGTTTGTAAGATTTGTTTATAAACATTTGTATAACTTAAATTTACATATTTATTATACAAAAGATGAACAATATTCTATTGGAGAATGTGAGGAAGGGATAGAGATAAAATTCGATAGAAATCTTTCTAAGACAAACAACTTATATATAGAAACACACGAAAAAACTAAATATGGAAAATATATAGAGTCTGGAGTTTTAAGAGAAGATAACTCCATTAAATATCTTATTGGTAATTATAAATATTTATTTTTATTTGATAAAAGAGTCTTAAAAAAATATATAATATAAAATTAAAAAATAATAAAATTATTAATGGGGGTATAAAAGTTAGTTCAAGACCTTCGAGGGGATTTCTTTTATTTAAAAACGAATATTATACATTATCTGAAAAAATAATAAAAACAAACTATGAGTCTAACGGAGAAAACTTTAATTGTGAGATTCGCAAAAGACCATTTATAAAAGAAATAAACAATCGTATTATAACATGGGGGTACAAAAATGAGTGAAAATAATAAAATCGAACAAGTATTACCGAAGGATTACTACCAATACTTACAAACAGGAGAGTGGAACTCAGATAAGTATACTTTTAATGATAAAGTAAGTAAACGTAGAGTAGAATATGTCATTATTTATCAACTTGTAAGTAATGGATTTTGTAAAGAAGAAGTAAAAAAAATATTTGAAAAAAGTTATAACGGATCGTATTATAGAAAAAGTCCTAAATGGTTCTCGAATGCTTATGACAATGCTCTTAAATATTATGAGTTAAATAGAGGGTTTGACTTTGACTATGTTTCTGACAAACTTTTAGAAAAATGTAAATATCTTAAACTTAGCCCAGGGGCAAGAACAACATTCGAAGAAATAATACGTATTTGTAAAAGGGCAGGTAAATTCGATAAAAACTATATATCTAATAAGTTTTTATCCGAAGCAACTAATCAAAGTTGTATGACTATTGTAAGTCACATGAAAAAACTAAGAGAAGAAGGGTTTATAACTTTAGTAAAAAAGTGGATACCTAAAGTAAGATGTAGTATTTATACAATACATGGAAAAAAAATATTTGATAATATCATTTATAACGAATCCCAAGGAAACTTACCTAACCATTCTTCGAAAATAAATAACAAGACATCTAAAGAAACAATAGATAGGAAACTATCTAAAAGCTGTAAGTTAATATATGACTATCTAAATGAAGTTAGTCCAGAAAAAAAGACCTTAAAAGAAATAGAAAAGGATTTATCTTTATGTTATTTAACAGTCTATAATAGTACTAAAAAGTTAGTACAGGAAGAGTTAATAGAAGAATTCCTAGAAAAAGGAAAAACTAAACCTTTAAAATGTTATAAAACTAGGGATATTTAAATTATCTATTATATAACTTTATATTAATATATATATTACATATTGTATTAATATAAAAGAGATTAATATAGAGTTTAAAATAAGACTTTTTAAAAAACTCTATTTTTTCCTGGATATATAGGAAAGAAAAATAAAAAAATATCCGCGGCGGCGCGGCTCTTTATAAAATTTAGGAAGTAGTATATAATATAGTTGATTATGAGAAATATTAGATTAAAAGACGAAATTTCAAAGGAGTTTTTAAAATGAACGAAGCATTAGCTAAACTAAAACAAATGCAGAAGGACAAGTTAAAAGAGATGGCAAAAGATCATCAAGATCAGCAGGATCAAAATAATTTTGGTCCTAATGTTGATTATGAAGAAATTGTTTACTCTCCTTTAGAGTTCGATAAAAAGAAGAGATTAAAGTTTTATCGAATGTTAGGATGGCCTATTCATCTTCGGCATGAAGATCCGAAGTATTCACCTAAAGTAGTAATGATCTCTCGTATTAGGGATGATCGAGGAAGGTTAAGAAGATTTATTCTCCCTACTCGAGAAGAAGATAATAACTATATTCTTTACAAACTAATGGATAAAGTTCTTGAAGGTGAATTTGATAAAGAAACAGAGTCAAAGCGTTATTTCCATACAAAGGAAAAGATCTTTGAAGCTGTATTTAAGAATAATAGAGATAATAACTATGAAAGAGGGTGGAGGCCTTCTCAATATGTTATTATGAATGTTATTGATAGAGAAATGTATAAGTGGCATCAAGAGAATAAACATTCAGTACTTGTATCTAAAAAAGCAACATCTAATAAAGATGATGAAAGTATTGTTTATTATGAACCTGGAACTACTATGGCAATGTATACAGCTACGATGGATGATGATGTTGCAGGAGCTTATGGATATCCTATTAACTATGATATTGTAGTTAAGAAACTTTCGGATCAACCTTGGTATAAAGTTTACCATGCTAAAGAATTTGAAAAGTATGCAAATAAGTATAGTAGTGAAGAAGAATTTAAGAAAGACTATCCTTTTTATGATCCATCTGTACATACTCGTCCTTTAACAGAAGAAGAGATGTCTTGGGAACGATATGATATTGAAAAGTTATTTAAAGTTTCCTCATATCAAAAAATTTATAATTCACTTAAAGGTTTCTTTCAGTTATTTGATAAAACATTTAATATGGATCTTACTGAGGAGCTTAAAGAGTTAGTTGAGGAGGAAAAGAAAAAATACAAAGAAGAAAAGGAAAGTGAAGAAAGTTCTTCCTCAGTAACAGTAGAAAAAGTTGAACCTAAGAAAGAGGAACCTGAAGAGAAAGAAGTTGACCTTCCTACTAGTGAAGAGGAACCTAAACCACGAAGAAGATCTACTGGGTTTGATTTATCTTCTCTTGCAGAAAAAGGATTTACCGCCATTGACAAACTAACAGAAGAAGAAAAAGCAGTTATATCTGGATACGATGAAGAGAAAGGTACGCTAACTTATAGTACATCAGAACAGTTATTTGCTTGTATTAATGAACCAGAATGTACAAATGTAACTCCTGAAAGTTTTCATCTTTGTCCTAAGTGTGGTGAAACTTTTTAAAGAGATTTCAAAAAAAAATATTACTAAAATAGTTTAAGTAAATAGGTAGAGTAAATATTTTTTAGCTCTACCTATTTTTTTGATAAAAGCAATGAAGGAAAGCGATTTAAACAGAATCATAAATAAAACATTTTTAAGGGAATGTTTTTCTCATAAAATAAGTGATCCGTTAGGAGGGTCGGGTGTCAAAAACCCCTTCGACGGATTTTCTGTGTTTAAAAAGATGCCTTGGTATTGGGAGTCAAAGTTAATAAAAGAATATCAAGCTTTGAATTTTAGAAAAATAGAGGATCATCAGTTTGATTCACTATGGAAAATATATAGTGAGATTATGGCGTATTGTTTAATACTTGTAGGAGTATATAAGCCTAGAAAATATTTTGATCTTTTTCTTTTTGATATTGATACTATTAATCTTGCAAAGTCTGTTGATAAAAAGTCTTTTCTAAAAAAAGAACTTTTACTTCTAAAGGAAAAAGAAATGTATATTCCTATGTATAAAGATAAGGAGTTAAAAGATTATACTTTTGATTGTAGTAATATTCAAGAAAAGATTATTATGCAGTATCATTTAAGAAAAATTTTTTCGGATATTTATCCATACTAATATTATGATGGAAACAAATAAATTACCGCATGAAACGAATGTTGTAAAGAAAAAATATCGAAAAGAAGGGAGACAATACTATAAAAATACTTGTAGATCTTGTGGGAAACATATAGAATACAAACATGGAGATAAACCTGCAATATGTCCTTATTGTGGAGAAGAGGACTATATAAAGCCTTTAACTGAAACTAGGCTTTTTCTATTACAAAAGAAATATTTAAAAACCAGAGAAGACGAAGTTCTTTGGAGTATGTATGTGCTATTCCGCGAGTACTCAGCTTCGTTAATTAAGAAAAGTCTACCCTCAACTTTTACATATCATTATCAAGATGTAGAAGAAAAAGCAAGCGAACTTGCTCTTATAATGTTTGAACAATATAAAAATAAACCTAACTTTGAAATTATAAAGTCTTTTGGAGCCTATTTAAATAGTAAAGTTCCTCAAGTATTATGGAACAAAAGGGAAAAGAATGAACAAAGTCATACATCTATCTATGCTCATGTTTGTGAAGGAGAGCACGAAGTTATTCATATGACTGATTACTTCGGATATGATCCTATTTTTAAAGAATATAACGAATATTTTAAGGAAAAACAAAAAACAAAAGATTTATATGATGGGATATCAAAACTTCTAAGTACTATTTTTGATCGAATAAAAGATAATCAAGATGTTTATTATTATATTTTATCAATGATAGGTATTTGTAGGTTTATTAAAAAAAGTGGACGTATAGAAGAGTTTTATGAAGCGTTTGGTAGTAAAGTAAAACCTCTTGTAGATAAAACAATGGTATTAATATATCAGTTTTTGAAGGAATATTAGTTTGTCAGATTATAGAGATGTTTGGGAATACAGAGTTAAGGAGGCTTTTAATAACAAACTTAAAGCAACTGAAGAAGATATAATATGGGAAATTGTAAGTCTTATTTTATATCAAAATGATAAGGATGGTCTCCTAGTTAAAGTTTATAAACTTTTTGAGGATAAAACTGATTTTGTTAAACTTATTTCTTTATTAGACGGAAGAAAATTTGATTCTCCTACAAAAAAAGAAATAGAGGAAGCTTTAATAACTGCTATATTATATTACGAAAAGGAAGTTAATGGAAAAACTTGGGAGGAAATAAAGTCAGAATTTGATTTTAAAATAAGTTCTATCAAGTATGGAATTCGAATTAAAAATATGAATAACTGGTTGTCTCAGAAAATACAAGAACTTCTTAGAAGAGAAGGCTATTATGGAAAGAAAGACTAAAGAAAATATTGAAGGAGTTGTTAAACTTATGAAAGATAAAGAAGTTCAAAGAAAAGTAGAGGAAATAAATACTGAAGACCCTCTATTTTCTCTTAAAGATACTATATATAGTTTTTTTAAAGATAGGTTAAACCTTATTTCTAAAGAAACTTCAGTTAAAGAAATTGTTAAAAATAAAATAGAGGAAAAAATAGAGAATGATGAAATAACTATTGCTCAACTTATTCAACTTTATAAAGATATTACATATATGGAAAATAACTCTATAAGTACTCTTTTAGATGTATTTAAACCAACTAAAGAAGGAGCAGTTTCACCTTTAGCTAGTGAAGTAAGTTCAGGAGGTATTGCTAATAAAGTACCAAGTGAAATTACTCCTGAGGATTCAGAAGCATTAAATATGTTAGTTGCTATGGTTAAAAATGCAGCATCTTTAGAAAAAGATAAGTCTGATAAAAGTTAACTCTTTATATTTTTTGCTTTTGATTATATAATAAATATATGAGGGTATATTCATACGAAGAATTTCTGGAACATTATCAAAAATATGGTAAAACTCCTAATCAAATGAGTGCTCCTAAAAATTCTTTAAATGAAAGACAAGTAAAGTCGTTATATAAAAAATATCTAAAACAAATAAAAAAGCGAGAGGAAAAAATAAAGAAAAAGTGGGAGGAGGAAAAAAATAAAGAAGTTGACCTGGAAGACCTTAAAGACGAAAAGTGGGAAGAAACAAAAAGAAAAGTTTTTAAAAGAGATGGCTATAAATGCCAGCTTCAAAAAATTTTAACAATAAAAGAACTAACTGATTTTAAACTATCAGCCCCAAGTGATTTACAAATGTTGTTAGATCCTTGTCATATTTTCGGAAAAGGATCTTTTCCTCATTTAAAATATGACGAAGATAATATTGTTATTATGAATAGATATAGCCATAGTAATATTGATCAACATAGAAGTCCTGTAAATGGCACTAGTATTACTAAAGAGGAAAGAGAGGAATGGTGGGTTAAGATAGTAGGAGAAGTTAGATATTTTAAACTTAAAGAAAAAGCTTATAAAGGAGATAAATGAATGAGCGAAGAGCAGAATAACTTAGAAAAAACACTTAAAGAACTAGATAAAAAGTTTGGCAAAGGATCTGTATTTATTGGATCTAACGCTGAAGAAAAGTTTAGATCTATTCAAAGATGGAAAGTAGACTCCCCGTTGATTTCCTATATTCTTGGGGGAGGTATTCCTAAAGGAAGAATTATCGAATTGTATGGTCCTGAATCAAGTGGGAAAACAACTCTTGCTACATATTTGGGGAAACAGGTTCAAGGTCAAGGGGGAAGAGTAGCAGTCATAGATGCTGAGAATTCCTACGATCTTGAATATGCAAGAAATGTAGTAGGACTCAATACAGATGATATCATATTTTCCCAACCAGATTCAGGAGAACAAGCTTTAGAAATAGCTGAAACACTGGCAGCTACTGGAGAAGTGGACTATATTATTATTGACTCAGTAGCAGCTTTAACTCCTTTAGCTGAACTTGAAGCAGAGATGGGAGATCAACAAATGGGGTTACAAGCAAGGTTGATGAGTAAAGCTTGTAGAAAAATGAGAAATATTTTAAATACAAAAGACTGCACTATAGTGTTTATAAACCAAATCCGGATGAAAATAGGAGTTATGTATGGTAACCCCGAAACAACTCCTGGCGGAAAGGCTCTTAAGTTTTTCACTTCTATTAGACTCGAAGTTAGAAAAGTAGAATATATTACAAAAGGTAAAGATGATCCAACTGGTATTAAGTCAAGACTCAAGTCTTCGAAAAATAAAACTGCTCCTCCTTTTAGAAAGGGTGAGTTTGTTATCGATTTTTCGAAAGGGATAGATCCTACTACTGAATATGTAGATTTTGCTGTACAATATAATATTATTGAAAAATCAGGTTCTTGGTATAGTTACAACGGAGATCGGCTAGGACAAGGAAAGGATAATGTTGTTAATGAACTTCTTGAGAACGAAAAACTTTTTGATGAAATAAAAGATAAAGTTAATAACTATCTTTATCCTAAAAAAGAAGACGAAAAGCCTGTTCCTAAAAAGCGAGGCCCAAAGCCTAAAAAAGAAGAACCCACCGTAGAACTTAACTCTAACGAGAAGGAGAAAAAAGATGACAAATAACCAGTTACAAAAATCTCTTGAAGAGCTAGAAGTAAGATTAACAAATGATGAATTTAAAATAGAGTCTCTTAAAGAGGAAAATGCTAAACTTCGGAGAAAAGTTTGTAGACTTTTAAAAAAACAAAGAGATAACAATAAAAGATGTAAAACTATACATTCTACATTTATGTATTAAGGATTAAAATGAAGTCTTTAAAAATAAAAAGAAGAGATAGTAAATTATTTGTTACATGTGATTGTGAGGGAGAAGCCTTAGCTTTAAGTATATCTGAAGAGGATGGAAACTTTCCTCCTACTCTTCAAATATCATTTTGGACAAGAGGATATGATTGGTCAGGATGTTCTATCTGGTTTAAGATAAGAACTTTTTTTCATATGCTTAAATACGGCCATCCTTATACTGATAATATTATAATAGAGGATCCTAAAAAAATAGATGCTATTATTGCATATTTAAAAGAATCAAGAAAAGAACTAAAAGATTATTATGATAGAGAAGCAGAACGGCTTGAAAACCAAGATACTTCTAACCACCCAGATGGATATGAAAGATACGAGGAGGCTTAAATGAAAATTAAAGAATTTACTTATGAGAAAAAAGATTATAACAAAGATTATAGTCTACTTGTTTTAAATGAGGACTCTAATTATTTGAAGGGAATTAGTTTAAATGATTTAACAGAGGAAGAATATATTAATCTTCTGGAAATACAAGAAGAATATGAAGATAGATTAGAGCCTTTTATGAAACATTTTAAACAGTTTAAGAAAGAAAAAATTATAAGAGAAAAGGGGTAATTGTTTTGAAGAAAGTATTTGTATTAGTTTTGTTATTTATAATGTGTTTTTCCACTTCGCTATTTTCTCAGGAAGTAGAAGGGGAAGAAGTCGATCCATCTACACTTAGTTTTGTAAAAATAATGGATGAATTTATTACTGGAGAAGTTTGGGAACAATGGACTGATGGAGAAAAACTATCTTTCGCTATAGGATTTTTACAAGCTTTTCGTTTAGCGAATATTTACTATCAAGGATACGATGCAGACGGAATTTCATATCTAAGAATGAACGATGTTTTTGAAATTATTTATTTAGTTGATAATTATTATAATAATGCATCTAGTGAAAAAGAATTTCAAAGAGCTGTATATGTAGTATTCACTGAGGCTTTTAGTTATTATATGGATCAGTTTTAAAAAGGCTTATTTATCATGGAGTGGCAACAAAAAATCTCCCAAGAAATTTTCAAACAAAAATATATGCTTCACGGAGAAAATGATGAGTTGCAACTATTTAAAGAAATTGCAGAAGAAGTTAGTAGTGTAGAAAAAGAGAATACGAAGGATAAAGTCAAAGGAGAACTTTTTCAGGTTATGTATAACAGGAAGTTTATTCCAGCTGGAAGAATTCTTGCAAATGCTCGTCCTTATTCTAAACTTAAAAACTATAACAATTGTTTTGTTATCGATGTAGAAGATTCAATGGAATCAATAACAGAATCTATTAAAAATTATATGACTATTCTTAAACAGGGCGGAGGAGTAGGGTTTAATATTTCAAAACTTCGTCCAAAGAATTCTCCTCTATCTACAGGAGGAGTAAGTAGTGGTCCTTTATCTTTTTTAGAAATATTTGATCAAGCATCACAAACAATAGAAGTAGGAGGACAAAGAAGAGGAGCATCTATTTGTATTTTGGATATAGATCACCCGGATATTGAAGAATTTATAACATTTAAACAAGGAGATAAAAATAAGAAACTTACTCAGTTTAATATAAGCGTAGGAATAACAGATAAATTTATTAAAGCTGTTAAGAAAGATAAAGACTGGGAACTTAGTTGGGAAGGAAAAGTTTATAAGACTATTAAAGCTAAGAAGCTTTATGATTCGATAGTTAAGAATGCTTATTTGTATAATGAACCGGGGATTCTTAACCTTGATACTGTTAATAAAAATGCAAACTCTTATTATTTATATGATATTAAATCCGTGAACCCATGTGGTGAAATTACGCTTCCTTCTTATGGCGTATGTTGCTTAGGAGCTATTAATCTGACAAAATTTGTTAAGGATCCCTTTACTGATTATCCTAGTTTTGATTGGGATGCTTTCGAAGAAACTATTCGGATAGGAGTTAGGTTTTTAGATAACGTATTAGATGTTACACAATATCCTTTAGAACAAATAAAAGAAAGAGCTCTAGATGAAAGAAGAATAGGTTTAGGTATTACTGGATTAGGCGATACTTTTGCTATGATGAAATTTGAATATGGAGACGAAAATAGTCAAAAGTTTACAAAAGAAATATTTAAAAATTTAAGGGATGTTTCGTATACTAGCTCATCTATGCTTGCAGATGAAAAAGGAGTATTCCCAAAGTTTGATAAAAAAATATTAGATTCTAATTTCATAAAGAGGTTACCCTCTGAGATAAAGGAAAATATTGAAACTTATGGCTTAAGAAATATAGCTTTGAATACAATTGCACCTACGGGGACGACATCCTTCACTTTAGGAGAAAATTGTAGTAGTGGTATTGAGCCTATATTTGCTTTAGAATATGATAGAAATATAAGAAGTAAGGATAACAAAAAAAGTAAAGAAAGAGTTTATGATTATGCTTATTTAAAATATGTTGAACATGTAAATAAAAGAGAATTTGATAAGGGCGGTGAATTACTTCCAAATTATTTTAAAACTGCTCTTGAAATAGATCCCTATAAACAAGTAGATATTCAAGCTATAGCTCAACAATATATTGATAATAGTATTTCCAAAACTGCAAATATACCAGAGTCTTATTCTAAAAAAGATTATGAAAATCTTTTTATGTATGCTTACGAAAAGGAACTTAAAGGTTTCACATCCTTTCGCTTAGGTTCTATGCAGGGAGTACTAGAAACAATTGGAAGTCAAAAAGAAGAAAGACCTCAAGCTATAGAAAGAATTCATGCTCCTAAAAGACCAGAAGTTCTCCCTTGTGATATACATGAGATAAGTGTAAATAAAGAAAGACATATTGTTCTTGTAGGTCTTATGCAGGGAACTCTATATGAAATATTTGTTACTAACGATCCCAAAAATGAAATAGATAGGATAGGAAAAAAACAAGGGTACATTAAAAAAATAAAGAAAGGTCAATATTCTCTTATTATTGAAAATGGAGAAGATCGAGCAGTTATAGAAAATATAGCAGATGAGTTTAATCAAGTATACGCATCCTTATCGAGGTTCATTTCTATGGGGCTTAGACATGGAGTACCTCTTCAGTTTATTGTTGATCAGTTGAATAAAGATAAAAATTTTATAGGATTCGAAAAATCAGTAGGTCGAGTTCTTAAAAAATATATTAAAGAAGGAGAAAGGGTCCTTACTGATAAATGTGCAGATTGTGGAGGAGAGTTAATATTTCAAGAGGGATGCATTGTTTGTCCTTCATGCGGGTGGGGAAAATGTGGATAATTCTTCTTTATATTTCTTAGAAAAAAGTATATAATAAATAAGAAGAGGTAAGAAATGAAAGACGTTGATGTTTTAAAAAAACTTAATAATGATAAAAGATTAGAAAATCATTTTTTTAGATTAAAAGATGGTGTTTTTTTTATTGATAACAAAAAAACTGATTTTACATGGTCAATAGTAGACGATAAGATGATTTTAGATAAAAGTTTATTAAAAAATGTTGAAAAGTTGTTATATGAAGTGATAGTGAAAAATATTTTAAAAGTAATAGAAAAGTAACTAGGAGGAAAAATGTTTAAAAAATGGGTAGATATAGAAAACCATTATAGATCTAAATATATAAATAAATTTTTCTCTACTTATCCAGATTTATATAATGAACTATTCTATATAACGGAGAAGATAGACGGTGCAAATTTTTCTATTATTATTTCTTCAGATCAAGAAATTAAGTTTGCTAAGAGATCCGGGATATTAAACAAGGACAGTAAGTTTTACGATTATGAAACTATTTTTTATCCTAATGAAGAAACATCTAACTATAATAAAAGCCTTTCTATTTTTATAAAAAGTCTGCTTTATAACTATGTTTCTAAAAATAACTGTATTATTCAACTTGTAGGGGAACTTTTCGGAAAAGGAATACAAAAAAGAGTTTATTACGGGGAAGGAAAATATTGGAGATGGTTTGCAACATATAAAGATCAAGTACTTCTTTCTCTTGACGACGAAATAAGTTTAATAGACGATATTGGATTTTCATGGAGTGATGTTTTAGATTTTAGAGTCCCTTTAGTTGGAACTTTTCAACTTAATAAGGAAGAAACTTTCGAAGAAAGATTAAACAATATAAATATTAATAGAAATTCTCTTCTAACTCCCCCTGATTATAAAGAAGATAATCTTATGGAGGGAGTAGTTATTCGCCCATCAAGAGATTATTATATTGGACATGATAGATTTATTATTAAATATAAAAACGAAAAATTTAAAGATGTACAAAAGAAAAATAAGAAACCTAAAAAGAAAGTTTCTGAAGAAGTTAGAAATGTAGTTAATACTATAGTAGGATATGTTAACGAAAATAGAACTAAAGATTTATTTTCTAAACATGGTGAAATAAATGAACCAAATCAACTTGGAGAATATATTAAATATTATCTAGAAGATGTATATAATGAATATAATAAGGAGCACTCATTAGAAGAATTTAGTAAAGAAGATAAAAAATATATTAATAAGCAATTAACAAATGAAATAGTTAAGGAACTTAGAAATTATTTATAAGGAGATATAAAATGAATGGTACAGAATTACAAGTAATGGAAAAAAGTCCTTTTATTATAAAAGGTGAGAAGGAATCTATCAAGTTAAAAGATAGTATAGGTAAACTACTTGAAAAATCAAATTTTAATATAGATACTTTTAAAACAGTATTTATGAGAGCTCCAAAGCAAATTAATGGATATCTTGCTGACAAGGTAGCAAATACTATAACTAATAATGTTCCTAAACTTAAAAAGATATCTATTTCTAAAGTAAGAGTAGATGAGTTCGAAGTTAAGTTTAATCAGGAAATTACGAGAATAGAAACTCCTGTAAAATTGGAAGATTATGAAGGAGAAATCCCTAGTAAAATTCTTGATAGAATTCATAAATTTGAATCTTCGGATGTAGTTAAAGACTCAGGACTAGTAAATGATTTTGAACTAGACTATTATGTTGCTGATGTTGTGAGAGATCCAGATCCTATACTTTTTGTACAACTAAGGAAAATGAAGGAACTTACTTTCTTTATTGGGGGATGGGAGTGAGTGATTTAGATTATTATGGTAAAAATGAGTTTGAAAACTACGGAAAGTTTGATACTTCTAAACCAAAAAAGGACATTACATGGAGAGAGGAAATTTTAGAAATATCTGACGTGTACTTCGATGAAACAACCGTAGGAGTTAAGTATAAACAACATATACCCGCAGTTGAACTTGGATTTAGAATTTGGGAAGAATTTAAAACAAAAATAAACGGCGTAAAAATTAAATATTCTAGATTTAAAAAATATCCTTGGAAGCCTGCTCCAGAAGGGAAGGAATTGTGGATTAAGAGAAAAAATTATATAAATGAGGAAGTTGCTGATATAGATGACCCCAGTTTGTGTAACAAAATAAAAGATTATATGATATCTATTACTAGTGAAAATAAGGAGGTTAGATGATACTTAAAAATGTTTATCTTAAAAACTATGGAGCTATTAAAGAAGCAGAAATGGAATTTCAGAAAGGGTGGAATTTAATTTCTGGTGCCAATGGAAATGGTAAGTCTCATATTATAAGAGCAATAGCGTATCTCCTTTTAAATAAAACATTCGGTAAAGTAGAGGATGATTGTAACTGGGATAGTAATAACTTTCTTGTATCTTTAGAAGCCCTATATCAAAATATCACATTCGATATTCAAGCAACATTTTCAAGAAAGAACGGAGTGAGTAAAGAATGTAAAATAGGTAGTGATATTTATAATATGAATTCTGAGGTTACCAAAGCTCTTGCAAACTATTTTGATCCTACACTTTGCTCAGCTTCTATTCTATCTTTTCAAGGACAAATGGATATTGTTACTGCTAAAGATGCTGAACGAAGGGATATTCTTAAAAAGATATATGACCTTTCTTTTACAACAGAAATAAAATCTTTAGAAGACGAAAAGTCTCAAATACAAAATAAAATCGATCAACTAGAAAAAGAAAAGTATAGTTTAGAAAACAGAGAATATAACTTTACTTCTCATAAAATACTTCCTTTTGATGGATACCAGTATAAAGATTATCAGGTTGAACTTAAGGAAATTGAAAATAAAATAGTAATAGGCAAACAATCAATAGACGATTACAAAGACTTAAAACTTGAATTGGAAAAACTAAATAGAACAAAAGAAAGTTTAGTTAAAGATAAAGACTCTTTATTGAATAAAATAGAGGATATTTCTGAGTCTATAGATTCTAATAAAATAGAACTAGAAAAACTTAATACAGAAGAACTTCTAGAACAAAAAAAGAAAGAACTAGAAGTTGTCCAAAATGATGCTTCAGTAGAAGACTTACAAGAAGAATATGATTTTCTAGTACCTAAAAGAGTTCCTAAGTTTGATGAGTCTGCTTTAGAAACTAAAAAGAAAGAATCATGGGATTTACAATCTAATATAAAAACACTAGAAGAAAAACTATATCTTATTAATCAGGGTAAATGTCCTACTTGTGGACATGAATTTGAAAGTGATGAAAAAGAGGAAGTTGAAAACGAAATAAATGAAAAATCTGAACTACTAGAAAAAGTAGACGAAGAAATAGATTTTTTGGAACAAGAGAAATCTAAATACGAAAAGGAAAAGGAAAAACAAGAGGAGATTAAAAATCGAAGAGAAGCTATTTTAAAGGAAATAGAGTCTAAGAAAAATATCAATGAACAAAAAATAACAAGTTTAAAAGTACAGATAGAGTCTATTAAAAATAAAAAAGATTCCCTATATAAAGAAAAGAAGAGCCTTGAAAATTTCTTTTATGATTATAATGAGCAAAAAGAAACCTTAGATAATAAAATAGAAGAAATCGAAAAAGATCTACAAGAAAAAAATAAACAACTAGAAAACATGCCTGATGTAGATATAGATAGTTTAGAAAAAGAAAAAGAGGGAATAGAGAAAAAACTAAAGGAATATGATACAATAGTTGCTGAAAATAAACTTATCGAAGAAAATAATAAGGCACTAGAAAGACAAAAAGAAGAGGATCAAGAAAACCTAAAAATAGTAGAGGATACTATTAATAAAGAGATTAAACAAGTTAATGAATATGACGAAGCTATAAGTATTTATAAAAAAGAACTTCCTAAATATATCATTTCCTTTCTTTTAGAGGATTTAAAATATGGAATGAATGATCTTCTTAATGAGGCATATGGCGGAAGGTATAGTGTAGAAATGCAAGAAACAAAAACAGGATTAAGAATACTATATGGAAGTAAACAAAAAGATATAGCTCTTTCTTCTGGAGCAGAACAAAACTTATTTAACTTAGGATTTAAAAATGCTTTTTCTTATTTATCTGGACTTCAAATATTGTTCCTTGATGAAAGCATGAATTTTGCAGACGATAATATTGCAAAAGAAACTTTCAATCATCTTAATAACAAACTAGAAAAAGACGAACTTGAACAAATATTTGTTATTACTCATAAAAAGCTAATAAAAGAACTTTTAGAAGCAGACTTTGGAGCAAAGGTCTTTACAGTTAATAACGGAAAAGTATATACTGATGATATATAGGAGTAGATTATGTTAAATAGTATTGATTTTGAAATGGAAATTGGTTATGGAGCAGGAATAGAAATTTTACCTTTTTATCCTCTTAAAGAAAAAGATGTATCTCCTGAAAATTGGCCATCTATCATGGAGGAGATAGATTATAGATTAAGCCCGTATGAAAAGCATACATTTTTTATGGAGGATTCAGGTATAACCACCCCTGTCAGATATTTCGCTTATATTCCTGATATTTTTACGGAAATAGAAAAAACAGTAGATAAAATAAATCATTTTTTAAATCATTTAGATGAAAATAATATTAAAACTATTGGAAAATTTGATATTTTTGCAGGTTTATTTATTATAAGATAGGAGTTAAAAAATGATTAACTATGTGAATAAGAAAATAACAGAAAGTGTAGAACAATTAGAGACTCCTTACTATTATGAACATGATTTAAGTGAGAAAGAAGGAGGCTCCAAACATAAACATATAGTATATGGAGAAATAAGAAATGATAAAATTACAGAGATAACCATATCAAGTAAAAAGTATACTTTGGAGAAGACGATATCTACTTTTTATTTTTCTGGAAACCTACCGGACAGTTATGTTTGTTATTTAAGTGAATTATTTAAAAGTAGTAAAGAAAAATATTTAGAAGCCTTAAATGGATTGTACGAAGATGTCCTTTATATTAAGGAGATAACTGATGCCTAAACTAATAATGCTAAAAGGACTTCCTGCGTCGGGTAAAACAACTTTTGCAAAAAAGTTAATAGAAGATCAAGGGTTTAAAAGAATAAATAAAGATGATCTTAGAGCTATGATAGATTTTTCAAAGTGGTCTAAACAAAATGAAAAAATAATAGTAAGAGTTAGAGATCAACTTATTACTATGTATTTAGACGAAGGATACTCAGTAGTTATTGATGACACAAACTTTAACCCTATACATCATGTAACTTTTAGAAATATAGCTGAACATTATAATATATCTTTCGAAGTAATAGATGATTTCTTGGAAGTTCCTGTTCAAGAATGTATAGAAAGGGATCTTAAAAGAGGCGATAAAAGTGTAGGAAGGAAAGTTATTGAAGGAATGTATTGGAAATATGTTCACAAAATGCCTGAACCTATCCCTTATAATGAAAGTTTACTCGATTGTATTATATGTGATGTTGATGGAACTTTAGCCATTAAACATCTTGGTAGAAGTCCTTATGAGGGATTAAAGGCTTATTTGGATGCTCCAAGAAAAGAAATTTTTAGCTTAGTTAAAAAATTAATAGACGATAATACTAAACTTATAATATTTTCAGGAAGGGAAAACATAAAGGAATCAAATTCTAGTAAAACTGTACTTGATATTACATATGACTGGTTAAATGAAAGTGGGTTTCAAAATATTCCGTTTGAACTACATCTCCGTAAAAATGGTGATCATAGGAAAGACTATATTGTAAAAAAAGAAATGTACGAAGAATTTATAAAAGATAGGTACAATGTTTTATATGTAATAGATGATCGTCCTCAAGTAATCCGCGAATGGAAAAAAATGGGATTGACAGTTCTTGATGTAAATAAAGACTATTCAGGAGTAGATTTTTAGTATGTTGTGGTTATTTTATATTTTAAACTTCGTAGGGTATTTAAGTTTTTTCGGAATTAGTATATATTTATTTATAAGGATAGGGAGGAAAATAAATGATATTTAAGTTTAACTTAGGTGACGAACTAAAGGATTTTATTACAGGGTATAAGGGTATTGTAAGATGTAGAGCAGAATATTTAACTGGGTGTAATAGATATGCTCTACAAAGTCAAAAACTTGATAAGGAAAAAGAAATTCCTCAAGAATGGTTATGGTTTGATGAAAATGAACTTATACTTGTTAAAGAAGGGAAAATTGTTATAGAGGAATATAGGGTAAAAAATATATCTAAAGGAGATAATTCTAAAGATAATGGAGGACCTAGACCGTCGTCCCAAAATCCTCCTAAGTAAAAAAGGATATTATAAAAAATGATTTGTACATGGAAAGATTGTAATGATAAAGCTAGTAACCCTCAATTAGATAAAAATGGTAATGAATGGGCTAACTTATGTGAATATCATCATAAAAAACTAGAGGATTCTATAGTGGGAGAAAATTTTAATCCGAAAATAGCATTAAAAAATTGGATTCTTGCAAGCGGCGGAGCTAAAGAAATGACAAAAAAGATAATAGGAGAATAAAATGCAAAATAAATTAATACTTTTCGGTGATCAACATGTAACTCACGAAGAACCTTTTTTCCAAGTTAAAAAAGATTATTTTCAATGGGTGACTATGCATGATCTTAACAACGGGTCTAACATAGCCATATTTGTAGGAGACTTCTTTCATAGTAATGAACCAACTCCGAAAGAATATGAAATGATACATAAGTTTCTTGATAGACTAAAACATATGAAGGATATTTATATCCTATCAGGAAATGGCATACATGAATTTAATAGATCTAAAGTTAACTGGGCTATTGATCCTCTTAATACTCATAAGAATGTAACTTTAGTAAAGCAACCAGAAGTGTATAATATAGGTAATCTGAAAATACTATTCCTTCCTTGGGTTCCAGGTAAATTTTTCAATGATCTCACTATGAAGGAATGGTACGAAGATCTAACTGAATATAAAAATAAAGAGTTTGATTATATTATAGGTCATTTTTGTCATAAAGAATTCTTTGGACATAAAATAGATATTTCCTATCTAAATACAAAAAACATTAGAATGGGTCATGTTCATATTCCTGATGGAGAATATGTAGGAGTAGATACTATAACTCGATATGACGAAAAAGGTATTAACTGTCAACTAAATGTTATAGACATAGAAACTAAAGAAGAAGAGCTTATTGATATTCCTAAATTTTTTGACTTTTATACTATTAAGTTTGGTGATGAAATAGATATAGAAATACCTTATTTTAAACTTGATATTACAGATGCCCCTAATAAAGAAAAAGTATACCAAAAATATGGAGATTACTACATAAGGTACATTTCATTAGAAAGTGAACAGAAAGATGATTCTGGTGAAAATACAGTAAGAAAATTTGATAGGAATGATTTTATTACTAAATTTATAGAAGACAAGAAAGTTAAAAAAGGCGTAGAGGAAAAACTAAGGAGTGTAATGTAAAAATGTCCAAACTAGATTCAAAGTATAGAAATCAAACAGAAGAAAGACCTACTCCATATACTTATGAATGTGAAAACTGTGAAAGGGAAGAAGATATCTATTTTTCAATGAAGGATGATCGACCAGATAGATACGATTGTCCTTTTTGTAATAGACCCAACTCTATGAAAAGAGTATTTGGTAATACTTCTACTCATATTCCTATGGATTGGGGGAGTACAGATAATGATTTTGATTTTTCAAAAAGCCCTTCAAGACGCAAACATTTTTGGTAATCTATAATATTTTCATCTATATTTCCTACTAATATAATGTAGTTTAATACTTATATTAGAGGAATATATATAGTGGCTTCAAATAAATTTATTAACGATCTCAAACGAATATTTAAAATATCTGATGTAAAAAGTAGTCAAGTAAGTAATGAGCCAACGGTTCATCCAGGATATGTAGATCCAAAAACTAATAAACTAAAACCTGTCAAATTTCCAGATGAAATACAAGAGCTTTATAACTTCTTTTTAAGAGATACATTTGAAAACTCAGAAACTCTTAAAAATAGGATGGATAGATATTCCTCCTTACTTTATGCTTATTATAACAATGCTATTTTTTCAAAAGCAGTTAATCTATATGCAGACGAAACAGTTCAAAGTGATGTAAATAATCAGATTATTGGAGTAGAAGCAAAGAAACCAGTTCAAAACTATATATATGATTTTCTTAATAAAATAGGAGTAACTGCCGATATTCTTCATGAAACTGCCTTTAATATAGTACTTTTTGGTGATTCATTTTGGGTAAACTCTATAGATTCTAAAGAAAAAACTATAGCAGATATTACTCCTATAGAAGTAAAAGATGTTAAAGACCGAATAGAGTTTAATGCCTCACAAGTTAATAAAAGAAAACAACAATATCAAAATTTTTCTAGTTATATTCAAAAAGATAGTAAATTAAGAGCTATAGCAAAAATATTAGATGATTCTGCAAAAGATCAAGACTATTCTCAATATTTTAGAAACTATTTATTTGGATTTTGGTTAGGGCAAAAAATGTATCTTGCTCCTTGGAATGTAAGTCATTTTAGAATGTTTACTACAGTATCTGAATTTTTTCCTTTTGGAAGACCTTTAATGATAAATGCTTTAGCTCCTTTTAGACAGCTTCAAGCAGGAAAAAATCTTATGGCAATGGCAAGAGCTCAAAATTTTCCTATCAAACATTTTGAAGTTGCAGTAGATGAAAATATGGATCAATCAGATCAATGGGAAGCTGTTAATGAAGCAAGGGAAGAATGGGCAAATTTAGGAGCAAGTTTAACAGAAAAAGAACAGTTTGCTATAAATTCTGAAATATGGACTCCAGAAGGACTTATAAACTTAGATATAAAAGAGCCAAGGCTAAACTTAGATGATATAGCTGATATTGAACTTCTTAGAGATGAACTTATAATGGCAACAGATATTCCAAAAGGATATTTAATAGTAGATAGGTCTAGTTTCGGGACAAGTGGACAAGCTTTATTACGTCAACATAAACCTTTTGCTAGAGCTGTATATAAAGTTCAAAGTACTATTTTAAAACAACTTACTCAACTTATAAGAATGCAGTTTGTTATTAGTGAAGAATATGATTATGATACTGATTTTGAATTAACTATGCCTTTTCCTGAAATAGAAGAAAGTAGTGATAGATTACGTATTAAAAACGATACATTAAGACTTGCAAAAGATATTCTTGATAATATCGGGGATGCAGTTGGATTAGAAAGGGGAGAAGCATTACCTCCTGATATCGTTAAAGATATTCTTGGAAAATTTTCTTTTATGGATAGAGACGATGTAGATGAATGGATCGATGATATTATGAAAACAAGAGAACAAGAACCTGAGGAACCACAAGATGGAGAAGGATCAGGGTTTATGTTTGATAACTATGAAAGAACAAGAAATAAGTTAAAAGAAAGACTAAAACCTAGTACTTTATATGAATGCTATTTTAATGCTAAAAGAAGTAATAATTTACTTGAACACTCAATGGCGGGTAAACATTACTATAATGCATCGATTATGGATGACCAGGAAAAGCTAATGTTAGAGTTAATGAGGAATGAAAAACAAGGAAAAAGGCTAAAGGAATAACTTTAATAATATATACATACTAATATATTTTAATGTAAGAAGGAGAAATTATGAAAAAGGTTATTATAATTAAGGAAGAAGTAAAAATTGATAATATTATATTAGAGAGGGGGGATAAAATCGAAATAGTAGAGAGTAATTATAATTATCACCCTGAATATCAAAAATTTGCTAATCCTCAGATAGTAGACTTAATTAAAAATGTAATTCCAGATCCAAATACTGTTACAGACGCATGGAAAAACGGATGGGAAACATCGAGAATGATTGGAGGCTCTATAATGAAAGCATTGGAGGAATTAAATCAAGATTTTGGTTGGGATAATTCCTTTTATGGCACTATAGCTTCTAGAATAGGTAGAATTTTTGAAAGTAGATAGGAGAAATTATGCAAAGATTACAAGAAAAATTTACAATATCTAAAGAAACAGTTAAAAAACTTCCTTTAACTGAAGGATTAGAGATCGAAGAAAAGGATGGGAAAAAACTTAAATGTA